TAATATCACCAATCCTTTCTGCTTCTCTCGCCTGTTTCTTCTCAATCCACTTATTAATTTTCTCATCGGATATCATGTACATTTGCTTTAACATTTCGATACAGATCAACACATCTGCAATTTCTTCTATCATGTTATCACGGTTGATTTTTCCACGCTTTGCCTTGCTGATTGCTTGGATAAGTTCGGCGCATTCTTCCATGCAGACCGTGCTTTGATTATTTTTGCCGTAGTGCTGAATGCTGTTTGAAATAATGTTTCTATCAATCTTTATCTCTGTGATTAATCCAGCAAGAGCCTTTTCCCCAGAATCACACGCCCATGCTTCTTTGAGATAGTTCTTCTGCCATTCATCTTTGATTTCTGAATCTCCCAAGAAACATAAATGCTGGTCTCTCATATCAGATAATATGTCTTTTGCTTCTTTAGCGTCCACTTTTTTCACCTTCCATTCCATAATTTTCCACAAATAATACATTTGTACACCCATCCTCTTCTGTGATGATGGTATTCAATCCATTGATGTCTATGCATTCTTCATCTCCTCCAATTCCACTTATACGATATTTTTCTCATCCAATGCTGCTTTTTCAACAGCTTTCAGATAATCAATTTGCCGCTGAATGTAAGGATCGGTTTCTTTCCCGCCGGATGCAATCCAATCAGAGATTCTACTTTTTACATCCTGTAAAACCGATATAGGAATCAGTCTAGTATTAATGGTATTTAGTACTTTAATCATTAGCTTTCATCTCCTCCAACTTCTTCTCAGCTTCTTCACGGCTGAGAAATACTTTTATTCCAATAACATCGTTTGAGAAAAATACTTCTCCACAATCTTCTTCGATTGCTTTTATGTTATATGATTTGCTTATTATAGTAATACGAGATACTTTCATCTTAATAATTGGGTTTCTCGCACCTTTATTAATTCGGAATAATATATCTCCAACCCTGCACGGTAATCTCACAAGTAAGCCCTGTTCTTCTAAGTCTTCGTAAGCTGCAAGTTTTTTCAATACTGCCCTTATATCATCATTTGTCATTTCTGCTGGAATCGTATCTTCATATTTCCCATTTGTATACACAATCAAGTCATCCTTTTGCAGTCTTTTTATTCTTTCTGTTAATCTCTCCATCTACTTCACCTCTTCTGTAATTTCATCAATACACTTGTTCCAGCCGATCTTATAGCTCGGCGGTTTGCCTCCTGCTTTGAAATACTCGCCGTTATAAAGCCCAGTTACTTTCATCTTCTCCGGCAATGGCTTCAATGGACACCAATCGGGGATTACATCATTGTTTGGAACTCTCCTACCATCCATTGCTCTGCACCAAAATCCGCTTATAAATTTACATTTTCCGCAGTCCTCTGGTGTGTCTATCACTAATACTGATTTACTCACCTACTTCACTTCATCTCAACATCAGGCTCAAAGTGTTATATCCCGGGCAAGTTCTGACTCCGTTTCTTGTATCTCTTAACAATACACAATAAGGATATAATGCTATGACCTCATAGATGTGTTTTGTAGCATCCTCTCCACGCTGGTCGATGTATTTGAATCACTTTCCCGGTTTGAGAAAGTACCTTGCGCATACATACGCTTTTGTCCCGAATCTTACGCTTGCACTACTCATTTGTGTTCCTCCTGTAATAATTCTGGATTGTCGAAAATGTTTCCAATAACTTCAACACATTTTCTTTCATTGACATAGAATCCCAGATTACAATAACTATTGCCATAATCTCTTCCAAGTGCATAACTGTAATCCAATGTCCAATCCCCATTTGTCATTTTTACAACTTCTGGATATTTTTCTTTGCGATCACATATATCATTTTCCCAAATTTTCTTCCCGTTCTTGTCGCAAAGTCCTGTGAACTGGCAGAGGGTTTCTGAGCTAACTTCCGCATGATCCCATACTGTATGACCGTCTGCATAAAAGATTAAATGTTCTTCGTTTCCTAAAAAGTCATGTCTTTTCTGATAATACCCCTCAATCCATTCGCCGTTATCAATCCGCTTTGCCTTGAAAAGAATTTCTCTCATTCAACTCCACCGCCTTTCACGATTTCATCAATTGTTGTATCTCCTTCTATACAATATTTTTCAAATAAATAATTCTCTAATTGCTCCACAACATTATCTACGTCAAAGACTGTCGGCTGCTTGTTAATGCAATCAATAAACTCCTTCTGGTCAGAACTAATACTTGTGCCAATTTCCCAAATTTTGATGTATTTAATTAATTCGTCTGCATCAATTAAGCGCATTTAGTCCTCCTTATATGGTTCTGGAAGCTGCATCCATGCAATAATACTATCCTCCGCATAATATTGCGCTTCTTCCAAGCTATACCAGCCATGTCCAATTGGGCATCCTAGTACAGTTCTTTTGCAAGAGCCATATCCTACCATGCAAACTTTTATTCCATACTTAAACGTCACCAAATACCTTCCGTCTTCCTTCGGCAATCTCTCACTGACTGGAATCCAGCCGTTTTCTTTCTCATCTTGTTCCAGATCAGTAAGAAGTAATTCTACAATTTTTGAGATATTATTTTTCGAGAAATAAGCTCCGTTCCCTGTGTTTTCCACCTCATTCTTCAATTGAATTAATCTGTCTTTAATATGGCTCATGCTTCCACCTCTCGCTTGATTCCAAATATTCTTCCCATACAACCTGGAAATCATCATGCATCATTCTTTGAGAAATCATAAATCCAAGAACAAAATCATGATTGATATTTTGAATAAATTCTTCATCACTTCCATGATTTTTCATGTACTCTTGAACTCTGCATGTTGCAGTTTTTATTTCATCGGTATTGCATATAATATCTCTAATACCGTTTATGCTTCCTCGAAGCCGACGAATCCATTGTTTGTTTTCTTTTCTATCTTCTTCCGCATCCACTAGAAGAGTATTCACAATATCCAGCGCACTCCCTGGAAGCCCATGCTTATACTGTGATTTCTTTTCTATCTCAGCTTTGTATTGTTCTAATCTGGTTCGTACTCTGCTCATTATTCCACCTCACTATCCTCTGGTATCTGATAATCCGCATGTCCATTTACATAGGCTTCCTGAATCATATCCAGTACTTTCATGGCTTTCTCTTTGGTGGAATATTTTCCTAAAACAAAATATCCTCCGTTTCTTTACGCATCCTGTAAGCTCCAACATATAACTTTTAATGATTCTGGAAGTTTTAGATTCACTACAATATTTTCAAACTTTACTAGCGCTGTTTTATCCTGACTTCTGATTAACATTTTATGTCCTCCTGTTTCTTAAAATCCATCTTCAAATCATAAACGAACTGGCAAAGTTTCTCTGCAACTTCATCCGCATTCTCTACATTTGCAAGCTGTCTAACATACTGCTTGCCACAGATAACACAAGTCAACTTTCTGATTGTTTCCCAGGTCTGCCATGAGATAATGCTGGAATCAAAAGCATTCGTCATCAGAGAACCTCTTCCAATTCCGTTCTCGTCTCTGAACCACTTTTCTCTCGGCGCTTTTAATGTGGTTGCGACATCTTCTCTGGTAAGGCAACCTTTGTATTTTTCGTCAATGCGCTTTTCCAGTTCATCCAGAAGTTCGTTCTTTTCCTATTCTGTCATTGCGTCCTCACTTTCCACGCTTAGATTTTCTCCCTTTATTTTCCGAATCTTCTAACCAATTCTTTATTCAAAACCGGGATTCTCACATCTGTTTCAGATTCCAGTTCCTCAATCATGCTCATAAAGCTTCTTTCGCCACGGTTCGCTTGTCCCACAAAATCATTTGCACAATTGATTACGTCTAAAAGCCTTTTGGTTGAAAATCCATGCAGTTTTCTTAATGCCAACATCATAGTTACGGAATTGATCGTATTCGCCCAGTCATCACCAGCATTGAATCCATCGTTATAGGCTTGATCTTGCATGATTTCCAACTCTTTACGTGAGTTCTGCATGGCTCTTCCGAATGCCTGTGACATTTGATTATCGCATTCCAACACCCTATTTTTCTTTGGCGCTTTCATCTTTAATTTGCTTCCCATATTTTTTCCTTTCGTATCTGTATTCCGTCAAACGGTATGCTCTCGATATTCCCGGATGTTCTGTGGCAATCAGAGAATCCATTTCCAATTGCCGCATATGTCTCTGAATGGTACACTTTGTGAGGTCTGTTCCATCCATGATTTCTTCATAAGAAGGCATATATCCGTGTTTCTCAAAATACTTCACCAAAATCTGTAAATATCATTTCTAGAAGATTGTCCCTCATTATATTTCCTCTGACGGTAATTCATACGCAAAACGGCTCATCTGCCGCAGTATTACTTTTTTCTTCACGCATTTTATTTAATCTTTCCGCAGCTTTCTTTTTCGTTTCGTCGGAATATTTTCTTGGTGGATTGATTTTAATGTAGGAATAAGGCAAGTGGGCGAAAATAGATCCATCGTTATTTCTGGCAATAATTTTCACATCTTCTGGAAATTCCTTTTCTAATTCCTCGCATCTGTTCTTCCAGGCACTTCCATTCTTGGCAGTAAGCCCTACATAATCTCTTCCGGGAATCCACTCAATAACACATTCATTGGTATTCTCTGCCATGTAATCACTCTCCTTTTAAATAATCAAAGATTGATATTTGCTGATAACATTGTTTTACGATAAAAAATCCTCAATACTCATTTGTCCTACCGGGCAATCCATTACATTTCCATTCAGTGCTTCTTCTACATTTGCTTTCATTTGTTTAAAATAGCTTTCTTTAAGTTCACATGAGATTGCTCTTCTTCCAAGTGTTAAAGACACAAATGGGGTGGAACCGATACCACCGAATGGGTCAAAAATTATATCTCCTGGATTGCTCCATAATTCAATGCAGCGCTGAATAACTTCCAGCTGCAAAGGGCAAATATGACGTTCGTCCTTATCTTCTCGTGCAGATTTTTTCTGTAATGTATCGCTCTGCCTAATGTCCATCCATACTGGACTTGCGTAGTTTTGCCACACATCAACAGGAAAAGTCTCGTGTGTATGCGAAATTCGTTCTGGATTTTCTCCTGGCTTTCTCATTGTGACAATATAATCCGGGATTCCCTGCCTGTTCATTGCACTATCTTTTCTAATCTGCTTATGCAGCAGTCCCAATGCTTTTGTTCTTTGCATTTCAGTTACTGGATTTTTCCAGATGGTAACCTTACTATGGTAAATAAATCCGCAATCTTCAAAAATCTGTCGCATGATTGCTGGAAAGTCTTTCAAGCCAATCACGCCGTCACGCTCTTTCATAAGCGGCAAGTCCATACAATGAAAACTAAGTAATCTTCCGGGCATTGTTATTCGATACAGTTCTTTTGCCAGATAGATAAAATGGTTGTAAAATTCATCATCTCCCTTACTATTCCCCATATCCCGGTCACTGTTACTGTATGTATACAAGCTAGAAAATGGTGGTGAAAATACTGTATAATGAATACTTTCGTCCGGGATTTCTTTTGTGATTTCGCAAGAATCGCCGTTGTATATTGCGTATTTTTCTTTAACAACCTGGTCTAAAACATTCATGCTGTAAATTCCTCCCAATCTGGCAATTTCATTTCTTTTGTTGGCTCATAAGGCGTACTTATACGGCAAGTGCTTTTAAGCTCTTTTTTTGTTATTTCCTTTGTTAATTCTGTCATTTCAGACTGCATTTTCTGGAAATCACATTGCTTCCTTTCAATATTTTCCTTTACGCAGCCTTCCTTCGCGGAAATAATAATGTAAACATTCACAGGCTTCTCTTGCCCGAACCGCCAACACCGTCTGACTGCTTGGTAATACTGCTCATAGCTATCTGAAAGTCCAGTAAATATCATATTGTGGCAATTCTGCCAGTTCATGCCGAACCCTGCAATTTTGGGCTTTGTGATAAGGCATTTGACCGTTCCATCAGAAAACGCCAACATAGAGTTGCTTTTATATTCTGATTTATCAGAGCCTTTTACTTCCACGGATTCAGATATCAGTTCGCTTAATCTTGCTGATTCGTCATTTAAATCACACCATACAAGCCATTTCTCATTTGAACTATTTACAAGTTTCGCAGCTTTTTTACATCTAAGTTCAAGACTTTCCTTTCTGGCTTCTCTTCGTTCTGTAAGTGTTAATGATTCTTTTATCGGCTCATTTCCGTCTACAATAATTTCGTTAATGTTAAGTTTCGGAAGATCGTAGCCAGATACTTGATACCCGATATTTGCTGGGTTATCTACAAATACACTGAATGTTGCCAGCCATTGCCAGAATACATCTGTTGCATGCCCCTTTAATCTCCATTTAGATGTTTGTCCACCGTCATGCACAAAGAACATTGATAACATTTCCGACCGTGTCATAACGCCGCAAAATTCGCTGTGATTTCCTATTTCCATATAGTCATTGGGGGCTGGTGTTGCAGTACAAGCCAACTTATAAGGAACTGAATGAAAATTCTGAATAATTGCTGTTCTGACTTTTCCAGAATAAGATTTAAGAATACTACTTTCGTCAAGTACAACTCCCACAAATTCATTTGCAACAAATTTATCCATTTTTTCATAATTGGTAATATTAATACCGCTGATACATTCAGATTGGCTTTCCACAACTTTTGCAGTATAACCAAATTTTTCAGCTTCACGCTTCGTTTGATCCGCCACAGCCAACGGTGCAAGAATAAGAACCATTCCACCAGCGTGTGTGCAAACTTGATGTGCCCACGAAAGTTGCATTGGTGTTTTTCCTAAACCGCAATCAGCAAATATGCAGGCTTTTCCTTTCTTTAAAGCCCATCTCACAATGTCTTTTTGAAATTCATACAACATTGGATTTAATTCCGATTTATCAATATCAAACCCACTGCTTTCAAGAACAAATCGTTTGCTCTTTAAAAAATCTTCATAATTCATTTTTAAAAGAAGCCCGGTGCACCCTTACGTCAGCTGAAGGCAAGCTCCTTTCATTTTTTATTTTTTATCTTTGGAATTTAGCCAGTAGAACTACTGGTGTGTTAGAATCAGTGATAGTTTTCTTCATTGAGTAAGTCGTTGAATTTTTCCAACGCCTTAATAGATACTTTGTTATTTGCTTTTTCTGGCTTTAGTGATACTTGCAAATGTTTTTTTATAATATCTGATAGATCGTGTGCCAATTCTTTTTTTCCAGACCTTTTGCCGTCTCGATATCCTTTTCTTGGCTTTCTCTCTGCAAGATTTCCTTTTTCTCTGCTGTCTCCTTGCCCCCCTAAGCTTACGTTGTACATCTGGAATCCGGCATCGGCATATTTTCTGATATATAATTTTTCCTTGACATCTATTTCGTTTTGAGGAAATGTTTGAAACGCAAGCTTCCATCCATATGGATTATTTTTATTGTAAAATCCGTGCGCTTTAAGGCTTGAGGCGATATGATCGTATTCCACTAGATGCCTCGCTGCCCTCTCGCACAACGAAACTGCTTGCCCACAATATCCTCTTCTTATTCCGTTTTCATCAGTTCTGTAAAAAAAATAAATACCACTGGAATACGGAATGCCCGGGCATATTTTCTTTATTCTTTCCTCGCATTCAGCTTTTATTGCATAGACTTGTCTATAATTTACTTTTCCCATTTCATCTCCTAACTAAACGGAAATTCATCTTCCATACCGCCTAAATCCGGCACATCCATGAAACTAGGTTCTGGCGGCGGTACTGGTCGTGTGTCTGTTTCCTGTGTTTGTGGTGACTGGCTCTTTCTTTCTGCAAATTCATGTTCTGCAACAAAACAATCATTTGAGTAAACTTTTTCGCCATTTTTGTTCGTATAGTTTCCAGTCTGCCATTCTCCACGCACATTTACTTTCGTGCCTTTTTTAAGATATTTCTCTACGAATTCTGCATTTTTTCCAAGACATACGCAAGTGATAAAGTCAGATTTTCTTTCCGTGTTCTTTTTTACTCTTCTCTCTACAGCCAAAATATATCTTGCAATTTTGGTGTCATTCGTTCCCATTCTGATATCTGGATCAGCAGTTAATCTTCCAGAAAGAATAACAATATTCACAATTTATCACCTCTCAATCTGAATGTCGCATCTGATAAGTGCGTGTTTGATTTTCTTTGCATTCCCTGTTACAACTTCTTCTTTCCCGATAACAAAGGAAATATCATCTTCTGTTACCTTGAATCCTTTTGTTTTTATATGCTCCATGATGATTTCTTTAATTTCATCTGTGCCAATTCCGATTGTTATTTCCAATGGTGTTACCTCCCTGGTTTGTAGACTGGTGGCATTGGCTGCCATGCAATGACTGGGTAATATGCAAAGCCATACGCTTCTACGCTTCCCCATTCGCCGTCTCCTAAATAAGTAAGACTTGTTGGAAGAACAGCTCCATCAATTGTAACTGCATATTCTTTCCAATCTCCCGGGTTTTCTTCCTTGTTTGGTTCTGGCGGCAAAATTAAATCTGTTGGAAACCACATATCCGCAGAGCTGTAGGAACAAATCAGTTCTTCAACTTTCTTGATTGCATCATTCCAACCTTTGTCGTACTTACATTCCTGTTCGGAAGGTTCTGACTTTTTCAGTTTGTCAAGTGTTTTTAAGAAGATTTTCATTAATAATCAACCTCCTTTAATCTATCAAACGAAATTGCTACTGGCATTTTCCATTCAGATTCTGTACACTTAACAATAGCCTGCAAGAAAGATGCGGTGATATTCTTTTTAAAATCCACACTCTTTAACTGCTTTCTTATCTCTTCTGCAAATTCCTCACGATTTTCATTTACATATTTTTCAATTTCTTCCTTTACTGTGGTTTTTACAATATCTTCTGCAAGCCAGTCAAAATATGGTTTTGCGTTCCAACTCCCTTTTTCGCAAAATTTTCCTTCTTTATTAACATACCTATTCGTCATTGTTTTTATCGCATCACGTACAATAACGGATGGGTCTCCTAATGCCTTTACGATTCCAGCATGAACTTCTTCTTGTATTGCTGCTTTTATTACATCGTCACTGATATTTAAACTCATCATGTTTCCCATAGCTAATCCTCCTTAACTTTCTCAATAGTTTCTTTTATTGCTTCTTTCACAGCCTTGGTTTTAATCATCTTATCTGCCAAGGCTTTTGCCGCTTCCTGTACGATCACGCTTTCGTTCTTTTCCAAGATTTCTCCAATCTGCATACGAACCATTCTTTTCAACGGCTCATTGGTATCCCTACTTCCGTATGTGAATTTTTCGTAAATAACCTCTTTAATTTCCTTGGTAATTTTTTCAACTACCCTGTCCTCAACATTTTTACGGATTTCCTTGGCAATTTCTTCCTCATTAATACCAATCGTTACTGGTACACTGAATACGCTCATTAATTCTCTCCTTTCAAAACGGACATAAGTCCAAGTTAATTTCCAGTCCAGGTGTTGCAATCTGGACGAGTGCATCATCCCAAACCACCGATTCTTTTATCTCTTTCAAAATCTGCTCCTGGTCAGCAGCTTCATTACTCAAATGCACCAATGTTACCGTCCGCAAAGCTGCCGTATGGTTCGTATTTACTAAGCTTTTGCAGGTATCTAAGGAACAATGCCCTTTAAGCCTGTGCGTGTAATTTTCAGCTGTTTTGTCAACCAATTCTTTACAATAGTTGCATTCAATAACTAAGTGGTTCAGTCGCATTGCCTTGAAATTGTATCGGCAAAACTCAAAGTCGGTCATGTACAGCAGCTTTCCCATTTCTTCATGTTCCACGATGTACCCATAATTGAAACATGGAATAAGTTGCCCTGTGTCCTTATCTCTTGTGGTGTGCGGCAGATAAAACGGTATTACCGTAAACGAGCCAACCCGAAACGGTCTTTTTTCTGGAACGCCTTTCATTAATTCGCCAGTGATGACTTGCAGATGTTCCACGGTTTCATCATTGGTGTAAATCTGAATACCTAAATTCATTAGATTTTTAAATGATTCACGGTGATCGCTCAACCGTGTTCATGGGTAAGAAGCACGCCAGAAACATCACTTGTTCTGTAATCAATAGCTTTCAGAATGTCTTTGTATCTGCATCCGCAATCCAGAAGAAGCATTTCTCCGCTGTTGGATTTCAGAACATAGCAGTTCCCATGGGTACTCCCTGTGTTGACAACTCGCATGAACATTTTTTATCACCTCGCTTTCATTCTTTTTTCGATATCCAAATCCACACTGTGGCATAATTTGACGCAATCTCCGTGCAGCATATGGTCTTTACATGAGAGATATTTTACTTGAAACTCTAATTCTGACATTTTCCTATCATTTACAGCCTTAACCCATTTTCGGACTTTCTTTTGTGTTTTTCGTTTTTTGTCTCCTCGAAGTTTTCTAATATACTCCCCATTAGAAGTTACATAATGATGAAAGCCAAGATAGCACAATCCCATTCTAAATGGCACAATCTGTGATTTAGTATTCAATTGTATTTTAAGGCTTTCGGTCATAATCTGGATAGCTTCAAGTATTTCTCTGGCTTCTTCTTTACTTTTACAAATCACATAGAAATCATCATTATACCTTCCGTAATGCTGTATTCCGTATTCAATTGTTATCATTTGATCCAACGAATGCAGTAACAGTAAAGCGTATTTCTGATTAACTTGATTTCCAAGTGGAAGTCCTGGATTTTCGGCGCTGTCAATAAATAGATGATTTAACCATACTGTAAATTCATCATCAAAATAGTAATCCACCACGTCTTTCATGATTTCATGATCTATGCTGTAAAAATATTTACGAATATCGCATTTTACAATCCAGCCATTTAAACCATTTTTACTGTAAAATTCCAACATATGATCTCGCAGACCATCCATTGCCATATAATGACCTTTTCCGATTTGTCCTGCTGTGTTCCATTTTATAAAAATATTATTTAATTTCGGCGTAAGAATGTAGTCTGAAAAGCATCTCTGTACCGTCTTGTCTTTGAAAGAACACGATTCTATGATGCGTTCTTTCGGCTCATATATTTTGAATTTATTATACGGTGCTATGGAATACGTTTGATTTTCCAATTGTTCCTTCAATGTTTGGATTCCTTCCAACGCCATAATAGAAAACCTGGCAGTGCCGGAATTGAATTTCTTATCTGCCTTAACTCGTTTGTAAGATGAATACAAGTTTTCAAAATTTGCCACAATTTCTTTATCCATTTATTTTGTTCCTTTATATTTATCCATTGCGGAAAGGTTATGCATTTGCTTGTATCTATTCGGATTTCAGCTTTCTGCTTACTCTGTCTGCCTGTGATACAGGTTGGGCGAACACCGTTGTCATTGTTGCAGTTATTGTTGTTGACGTTACCCGAGGAGGAAACAACGGCTCTACAACGCATAACCTATAAAAATCATCTGTTTCTGTCTTTTGTTCTCCAAGCAATCGCCATATGCTTAATATCTGTAACCATTTTTGACCATGCCTCCATACTTCCCGAATTAATGATATTAAGCTCGTATGAAAGCTCTATATAAAAGAGAAGTTCATCACAATATGTAATTGCTTTTGTCTGTAATTCTAGCCTTTCTCTCTTATAATCTTTCAAATCTGTTCGATTGGCTTCAAAGAGCTTAGCGTGTATTTCGAGCGATTTGTTCTGCATTTTATCAACTAAAGAAAATCTGAATTTCTTAGGATATCTCCTCGCGTTACTGGTTACTATAAGCGTGTGCTTTGCTAACTGCTTGGCTTTTATTATCACCTGTAAATCTTCATTTGCCATTATTAATCCTCGTCTGATTCAAAGATTGAAGAGGAAAAGATACAAGCCGGGCGAACACCGTAGTCATAGTTGCAGTTACGGCTGCCGACGTAACCCGAGGAGGAAACAACGGCAACGCTCTTAAAATAATCATTGTAAGGTGTACTCCATGGTGTAATAAGCCACCACCATTTATCCATATTTGGCAAATATTTCCTGTATTTTCTGTATTCATCCACGGTTAAGAGTGAAATCTTATCTCTACAAGTTCCATATTCAGTCTGCCCGTCCAATGCCAACAGGTTACGGTCAAATTCAACAACTGCATTTCCATCGAAAGGCGTATTAATTTTTTCTAAAAATGATGTGTTTAATTCTTCTCTTAAAGAACTTTCTTTCCAATTGCTGGAATCTGAATCAAACATTCTTGTTTTACCATAAAAACTATTTAAAATTGCAAAATATCCATCTGGAAGCTTGTCCAGGATCATCCATTCCATACCGGAAATTTCAACCACTTCCCCGGGTTTCGGAGTGCCCATGTGTTTCTTTTTGTAATCCTCGAATTCCTCTGTAATTCTTTTTATTTCTGACTCAAAATATTTCAAATCTTTTTTCATTTTTATTCCTCCACTTTAGATACAAAGAGATTAGATTTTAAGATACAAACTGGGCGAACACCGTAGTCAAGGCCGCAGAAAATGTTGTAGACGAAACCAGAGGAGGAAACAGCGGCAACGCTACTCCATCCGCGTTCTTTTGTTGACCAAGATGTACATGTCCAATACCAGTTATTAAGTTTTTTGTTCGGAGTTAATTCCGTATATTTTCTTGCTTCATCAAATGTAAGAGGTCTGATTTTACATTTCACCGAAACGCCTGTATTCTGACCGTCGACCGTAATAAGATCTGCTTCATGTGTTTCAATATTCTCCGCACCAAATTCCTCTTCAAAATTCGCTAAAATTTCCGTGTCACAAAGTTCTTTTAATTCAGATTCTAAATAATCTGCATTATCCCCGAATTTTACATTTTCTTTTACAAGGTCAAAAGAAACTATCTTGGTGGTATTTTCATACTGTTCCAACACTTTGTATTTTCTTTTACCTGTAGTTTGGAATACATCACCAGGGTTCAACTCTGATAATTTGATTTTCCCACTTTTCTCCTGCTTCTCTAAAAGTTCAACCAGTTCTTTTGTTTTCTTTAAAATTTCATTCATAACTATTATCCCTCCTAGTTTTCCTCATTCACTACAATACCGCCATGGATAATAACTCTCTTTCCGTCCGAATCATCAAAATAAACTTCATTTTCAGATTCAGAAACATCGAACTTCCCAGACCAGGACTTGATTTTACCGCCGTTGTAATCGTAAACAGTTACGGTACGGTTCAAACCACCGTCAATATCACTAGACAGTGATTTTAATGATCTGCTACAGGAAGAACAACCGCTAAACATTGTGATTGCTGTAACCCCTGTAATTAATACTGCTGTCTTAATACATTTATGCTTCATTTTGACTCTCCTTTTACATTGTAAGTCGGATTATAATGAGTACCACAAATATAATAACATTTAAAAGAATATTTAAATTGGTTCGATTGTATTCATTTTCTCGAATAAAAGATACTATCCATACCAAAAGTGCTATTGAAAGCAAAATAATAAGCACAATTGTGGAAGTTTCCATCCTACATTTCCTCCTGGCTCATAAATGACGGAATTTCTGTTTCCACTGGCTCTGCTGCCGGGATTGGTTCTTTCTCTTCTGTTTTTACGGTTTCGGCTACGGTTGGCTGCTTTGGCTTTTCTTCGATTGCTTCTGGCTGTGGAATGAATTCTTCTGTGTTTGCGTTCTCACTAATTTCATAAGCAACGTCTTGTTCAATAACATCCTGTTTTGGAATATCCTCTGTATTCTCGTCAGCTTCCTGTACAAAAACATCACCGTGGCTGTTGATGATCTGCTTTAATGCACGATTGATAACTGTTTTCTTTGCCATCTGGTCAGTGAATTTCTGATGCGTTCCATTTCCGTTTTCTTTGTACCCATAGCCCTGTAACCAAGATTGTTTGATCTGTTTCATGTTCATTACTTCCAAATGCTTTGTTCCATCTTCCATCAGCACTACTGCATATGCCCCAAGAATCTTATCGTTGTCAATGTTCATAAAATCCTGTTCATGAGAATCCAGAATTTTGTTTCCATCTTCGATATGATATTTAAAATCATCACCATCGTAGATGATCTCGGCGTGAATATCTTTCATACCGTATCTTCTGGCTATTGTAATGTTTCCGAAGTAAGACCTCTGGAACTGGCACTGATTGCCATAACTAATAAAATAGCCCTGCTTTTTCTGCACCGAAAGACCAAGTGTTGCCATGTTCATAAGACTGTTTGCAATGCTTGTGGATGTGCAAGATTCCAAAACTGGCTTATTATTTTTGTCTTTTGTTTCTTTCAAAGTTAAATATGCCCCCATGAGCGCATTGCTGAGATTGTAGTCTTTCGGAAAAGAAAGTCCATATTTAGTTTTTTCCTCTAACTGTTTTGTCAGCCCATCAATGAATGAATTGTTGATTACCAATGCCGCCTGTTGTTCTCCTGCTGTTGCTAACTGTGTTTTTCCTGCCATATCAATTCTCCTTTTCTCTCTTTATTTGGATATTTTGAAATATTGCTCAATTATTTAAAGTTCTGCGTTATTAAATCTCGAACAATTTCAGAAACCTTTCTGTCTGTCCTGGTTGCTTCCTGTTCAGGCTTATACATAGTCTGTTCATTTACCCTCACAGCAATAGTGTGGGGCTTTGGATCTGTAGTTGGTCTTCCTGATGACATATAATCTCCTTTTTGTTTTCTAGTTGATAAATTGTGCTTAGAACCATTTTTTTAGTTTCTTCACACATAGGTTTTGACATTTTCTTACCAAGCCATCCAGGGGCATACCCCATTGCTTTAGACAGTTGGTATGATCTTAAATTTTTTTCTTTCATAAGTAATCTAATATCTTTGTTCGGTACTTCACGTTCCAATGATTGAGCATCCGCTTTTGAATTCCATGTTATTCTTTTTATTTTAAGAGGATCTCCTGTTGACCGAAAACGGTTATAGTGCAAATCACAATACCCTAGTTCTTTTACATACTTTCCACACCCTTCAACTTTACATATACTTCTTTTTCTTGGGTTTGCAAGCATATATTTTCTTAGAGATTCACCATGATTTAATGTGCTTGCACACTCTCTACTACATGTAACACTTTTTCTCCGCTGAAATACTTCATATGTTTTTCCACATACAGGGCAAACTCTATATCTTTCTTCATAGGACATCGGAATATAAATTCGCTTATTTGGATTCTCTTCTTTTATGTCTTTGCCTTGAGCAAAATATAATTCGCACCATTTTAAAGCAGCTAACTTTTGCTCTCTATTTGTAAAATGCCATTTATTAACAGTCAAAAGATTAAGCACTTTCCTATCTGTTAAATACAGATTTGATATATCGCAATTTAAACTGTTATTATCAAGGAAAACAATAATTTTCCCTTTTGGTATTTTCCCGTGATGTTTTTCCCAAACAACATGTTGTTTCATTTTATAATGCTGATGTTCTGATACATTCTTGTCATTATTTATTCTCACCATAATATAGTTTCCGCTTATATGCTCTGAACCAATTTCTGGCGGTGGCAAATTCCTTTTAATTCTATTGTCTGTGCAGTACATTTCTATCTGTTTTCTGGTTTTTCTTTCTCCGAATTTTTCATTAAATTTTCTAGTGGTTTCCTCATACGAAAAAAGCGGAAGTGTTTTTTGTAAAAATTCTTTTTGTTCTTTTGAAAATATACTGCCGCGTCCATCACAATCAATATATCCATGACGTTTTAATACAGAATGAAGATTTTTCCATTTTTTCGATTCCCCGAATGTAAAATTAAAAATATCTGTCATTTCTCTATAAGAACCATGATTTTTGCAGTTTTTTTCTAACCACTTCAATTGCTCTTCTGTGTATCCACGCATACTTATTCTTCACCAACCATTTTCGAAATAATACTTTCTTTTCCAAGTTTTCCGTCAGAAATCAACTTATCCGTTCTAAGAACAACATCTGCATTGTTAATCATCTGTTTTGCAAGTCTAGCAATCATATCCGATTTTTCGTTTTCTTTTTTTGCTTCCTCGCTTGTAACATCCATACTGTTTGTTAATTCAATTCTTTCTCCTAAAATTTTTTGTAATTCCATTAATGTCATAATGTTTCCTCCCTAACTGATTGTTTTAAATTTCTTTTATCATCAAATCCCCATCCGTAACTCTCAGAATAATCATCTGCCTGTCTAACATAGGAATTCTATCAATGTTCACGGATTCGCTATCATCAATCCAAATCGGAAGATTCAGCCCATTCATTTCCTGTAATCCATTCAGTAAATCAACCTCGCAAAGAATTTTGTCGGAATGATTTAATCCGCTATTGTAGTCAATTCCATTACAGATCATCTTGCAAGTCTCCACTGGATTTCCCTCAATCGTGTAATCAAGGAAACTGAACTGGAAATGGTGGAAAAATGGATTGATTTTCTCTGCCAGTGCCTTATTTTTCTGAATTGAGAAGTTAAGAACGGTATCAATGTTCTTTTCGATATCAGCTTGAACTTGTCCAAGGCTTTTCAGTTCCTCATTCAGTTCGGCTACTCGTTTCTCTTTCTCTGTGACTGCTGCCTGTGCAATCTTAATGTCTGCATCCACATTGGAAATCTGTTTCATAACATTGCTGATCTGCATTCTCAATTCCTGTTTCTTTCCAGGAACATCATCAAATGATTTCAGTTTTTCTTCAAGTTCTGCAATTCTCGCTGTAACTGCAAGATATTCTTCGTCATTTGACATATCTACAGATTCTGGAAGCTCCGTAAATTTGGACTGTTCTTCCTCAATCTGCTTAGTGAGTTCAGCAACTTCATCCTGTGCCGCACTGATTTCCGATTGTAATTTGTTGATTTCCTCGTTGGTTTTCTTTAATTTTGCAGCGGAAGTATTTCCAAGGTCGCAGACATATTTAAGATTGTTCTGCTTCTCCGATTCAAAGAATTCTTTTACTTTCAACTGTGCTTCAATTCTGGCTTTCTTTTTTCCTTCAAAGGAAGCTCTCAATTCGGCAATCTGTTCATCTGGCAGTTTCCGTCCGCAGGTCGGGCAAATGGTATCAGAATCATTGAATGTTTCAGCTTCAATAGCTTTCAATTCAGAATCATCCCACTCCATTTCCTTGATTCTCGGATAGTCCTGTCTGGCTCTATCCAAGTCGGCTTTTGCCTGTTGTCCAGCTCTTATGTGGTTATCCAGTTCCATTCCCAACATTCGGATAGCTGATTCTTTTTCAATTTTATTTTTTGCAAGGTCGTAATACACATTCATAATGGCTGCTTTTTTGTCTTTCAGCTCTTTGTCTGCCTTGCTAACCAGACCGTCCCTGGAAGATTTCAAACCACGGATTTCATATGAAAGGCTGTCATAGCCTTTTGCTGAATCTTCAAGAATCTTTTCCTGTTCTTCCAGTTTGGAAAGCTCCGCATTAAGCTCCTGTTTTTTGGATTCTAGGGAGGAAGTATCTTCTGCTTCAATGCTTCGATTGGTTTCATATGCAATCTCTGTGTTTTTTGCATCAACTTTTTTCTTCTGTGCATTCAGTTCCTTTCGGAGCTTCTTCAAGGTATCCTCTACGGAATGCCCCTTTGTGATTTCTTCCACATGAGCGTACTGTGGATTCTCTTCCATAAACTGAGCAATATCGAAACCAGACATCTTTTCCAGTACCTTCCTGGATTCTGCGGTTGACTTCTGTAATGTGTCCAGAAATGGTTTTGGATTACTGCACATCAGAAGCGTTGAAGGCTCTGCTATTGACTGGATAAACTCGGTATAATCCTTTGATTTAGCCGGGAATCCGTCAATTTCATAAGAAGTTTCATTTCCATCGAACACCTCTTCGGACTGTCCTCTCGGTTTTCTCCACTTCTGTTTTGTGATTTTGCGGATTACTTTTTCTTTTCCATCAATCGAAAGCGTAAGCTCTCTTACAACATCAACCTTTGGCACTTCCACACCATTTTCTTTTCTACGAATAGAAGTAGGTTCTGTACCATTTGCCATCTTTCCTGTCAGAACGTCCAAATATGCGTCCTGTAATGTGGATTTTCCTTCTCTGTTTCTGCCGGAAATCTCTGTTCTTGGAAACAAATCTACAGACTTACTCGGAAACTTCTTGTAATTCTCCAACGAAATCTTTTTCACTTCCACCTTCATGCTCGATTATCCTCCCTATTGATACCTCGTATGCAGTTCTAAGCTCCACTTCATCACCAGATAATTTTTTATGATAAATCCGGCTCTGGATTCTTCCGATTATTTTTACGAAATCTCCAACCTTGAAATCAGCAGCTTCTCTGGCTTCATTCCGCCATGATATACATGGGATATAATCTGTTCTTCGCAAGTCATACTCATTGCAAGCAATCATCAAATCACAGATTTCTTTTCCTGTTGGTGTTTTGCGGTAAATAGGCGGTTTGCAAAGATAACCTTCCAGAATGATTTTGTTTTCACCTTCTGCGCTCCCATCACCATCTCCACACCAGATTGTTTCCGCTTTGATTTCAAGAATCAAATGTAACTTTCCATTTTCATGTTTGTTTGAAGAACTGTATCTTCCTTCAACATAAGCATGTTTTCCAATCTTTAAACCTTCCGTCTGCTTTTCTTCAACAATTACTGGAAGCAAATCCACATTCCCACTGGTACGCTTTGCACCAATATAAAATCTTACAAACTTTTCTCCGTCCTTAAAAAACGTTCCTGGCTGAATATCCATTATTACGCCAAATATCTGAACTTTATTCTTATTATTCTTCATCCTCCAATTTCTCCATTTCTTTTACGGAAATCTCATATACACTTTCCGTTTCTTCCCCATTAACATAAACATCACGGCTCATTAGCCTGCCAGTTACTTTAATGTAATCATTCCTTTTAACATCTACCGCCAGATCAGCACCTTTTCCCCATAAAGTACAGCGAATAAAATCGGCTCTTTCCGAATAATCCCTTGGAATTGCCACGAAAAGATTTGAAACTTTCCTGTGCGTTACTGGTGTAAGTTTTGCATATGGCTCTTTCGTGCAACTTCTGGCAATAAACTCTACTTCGTTTATATCACCATCCGGAACCTGTTCTTCCAGGATTTCCACCTCGTCAGCTGCGATATAATTAACATTGTGGTGCTTATTTGGATTTTTAGAAGTGTCCATGCTTCTGATTGCTCCTGTTACCACAACTTCTTTTCCGTTATAATCATTGTCACGTACAATGGAATCTTCTATAACGATTGGAAACATATCCACTGCACCGCTTCTGCGAATGACTGTCAGCATGAATTTGTAATAGTATCTTCCGTAATGTTCGTGGCTAAATACTATTTCCCCGGCTCTTCCGGATAATTTTACTTTATTTAATCTTTGCATTTACTTTTCCTCCATTTCTAATATAATAGGAAGAAACACCATTAAGAATAAGACTGTTGATACGAAGAACACCCCGATAGCATCAAATGATGTAAACATCCATGTGATTGAGAAGATTACTGTAAACATCCCTATTCCTACAAATATTTCTCCTATTGTCTTTACCACCTCTTTCATTTTTTCCTCACTTTCTTCTGAATGTGGTTACTGCAAGTGCAGCTGCCAGAATAGCGATAATTATATTTCTTGCCATCAGCTTTTCTTCCAGATCGGCAATGATTTCACTGGAAAGTGGCTGATTTTCGCCATTTTTTTGCATAAAAAGTCCTCCTGTTGTATTTTTTGTTTGTCAAATACAGGAGGTCGTGTTATAATAATCCTGTATTTAACTAACTCATTCTTAGTTAGATACCGTCCTGGTTGGTGTGACCGCACCTTCCAGGGCAACTTAATCTACTTCTATAAATTTTCCATCTTTCAACATATAGAAAGTATCTTCTTTAATGTTTTCTCCATCTACTTTTGCTGATTTAACATCTACAATATGATATTCATTATTAATTTCTTTCCACTCAGTCAGAACAATAAAACATCCGATTTTTCCTTTAGCTTTTGATTTTACACCTGCGGCTAATGCAATGCTTTCCTTTCCTTCTACAGTTGCCGCTGAATAATCTCCGGTATTGGTTGCCGCTGACTTATTTCCGGTATTGGTTGCCGCTGAATAATCTCCGGTATTGGTTGCCGCTGACTGATATCCGGTATTGGTTGCCGCTGAATAATCTCCGGTATTGGTTGCCGCTGAATAATTTCCGGTATTGGTTGCCGCTGACTGATATCCGGTATTGGTTGCCTTATCATCTTCCCAATTAACTTGCTCTTTGATATATTCAACGCCAGCTTTTATAATTCCAGCAATTCCAATTTCTGCTTTCACGGAAATTTTCTTCCCAACTCTCTTGCTATCATCAGATGATTTCTGACCATTCTCTTCAAGCTTAACTTCACAATATCTGGAATCTGAAGGAGGATAATAACCGAATACATCCATCGGAAATTCGCAAGCATGGAATCCATAATTACAAATGTCTGCTTTTTCTTCTGTGTATTCTTTTCCAATTTCATACTGGAAATCTCTACACTTTAAGTCCTTGTCAAAGCCTTTAAAGCATTTCATTCTTTCTTTTCCTCCTTTGATTTTTCTCCATCAAGCCCTAGCATTCTAAATGCAATATTCTTTGTGAAATCATAATCTTTCACGCTATTCGCCCAAGCTTCAAATGCCTTTAATCTTCCAACCAGAAGTGCATATTCCTCATTGGCGTTCTCGGGTACAAAATCTGTACTCTTATTTTCTCCCATGTTTATCCTCCTTATCATTCTGACCGAATAATGCTGCAAACGCTGCACCAACCAACATTCCTGCTAATTCAGGCTTTTTCATAGCTTCTCCAACAGCTTCCATAAACTTCTTGTCAAGCTCTTCTTCACTCAAAAGTCCTCGTTCAAAAACCTCTCTAAGCTGTTCGTTTACTTCTTCCTCTTTTCCACCATCTTTTACGAACATCTCTTTAATTTCATGGGTGATAACTGCATACTCTGAAAGAATATCAATCCCTTTACCAGAAATATTAACTAAACCGTTTTCAAATTTAATCATTGTTTTTCCTCCCTGTTTTCTTTTATTCTCTCCTTCTGAATGGTATAATGTGTTCAGAAAGGAGGTGTGTTAAAATGTTTCTACAAATAAAAGTTTCTTGTAACTGTCGTTGTAGCTACTACTTGAATGAAGCAATAAGTGCGGATAAAATTTCGTGTCCAAACTGTGGCAAAGAACATCCGTATTCAAAAGAAATTCTTTCAATGCTTCATACCGCAAATGAAATTCAAGATGTATTTGATTCTGACGGTTTTGATATTAAAAGCATTACCACAGAAGTCATTCTTTGACTGGAATATATGAAAGCTCTTCAATAACCAACTTCATAAATTCTAAAAAACCCTTTGTTTCAGTAACGGACAGATGGCATTCGGCAATTTCATCCTTTACCTTTTTGTAAAGTTCATCTGCTTTCTGTCCGTTTCTTCTTCTGAACTCTAAATATTTTTGTCCCTCACGGCTTGACATCTTTTCAGATAAATATTCTTCAAAATTCATTATGTTCTTCCTCTCCTAACTTGCTATTTCATTTCCCAAAAACTTGTTAATAAAATACAGTTGTCCTTTTCCGGTAACTTTTGTGGTTCTCGTTACTCTGACGCTTCCGTCTGGATTCTGAACACTGGATTCCTTAACTTCAAATAGCCCTTGTTCAATGTATCTCTGCATTGGCATATTGTAGCTTGCACCAGACTTCATCAGATATCCGTTTTCTCGCATCCACTGGAATAATCTCTTCTGTCCTGTCTGGACACCGTTCTGGCAAATTAACTTTGCAAGATCACCAATAAGGATTGAAGTGTGGCTAGTTGATACCGCATCAGCAAAAATTGTCTTTGGTCTGTCGGCTTCGATTTTCTCCACAAGAGACTTATTTGTGTCTTTAAGCTTGGCTATTGTCTGGTCTGCCATCTTTAGTGCTCTGGCAAATATCTGCTCTGGCGTGTTCCAGGCTTTTTCCAAATCAATAAGGCATTGCCGGCATTCTCTTCCTTTATCAGTTCTACTCATAAGACAGATGTGTTTTGCCATGTCTACTGATAAAAAATAATCTTGTATTTCTCTGTGTGCTCCATTGTTTACAACCGTACCCGAAAGTACACTTGTAAAATCCTCGTTTTCTACAAACCCTTGTGAGTTTGTCTCAAACCACGCAGAAAATCTTTTGCTGACTTCAAGTGCCTTATAAAGCTCTCTTGCTGATACCGTAGGATGTTCACCTTCATAATTAATCGGTATTAATTCGTTCATTAGTCTCCTTTCTGTGATATAATCTCCTTTAGGAAGGAGGTGTTAACAATGGATAACTTTCAAATTGCTCACGACTTAGCTGTTGCCAAAGCAGTTAAGGAAGGTTCTAGTTCAAAAGAAATTCTTGATTTATACCACACATACAATGATGAATTTCTTACCTTGTTAAACAAAGAACCTGTCAAAGTTGGAAAAGCAACTGCAACAGAATACCCATCAGCTAAATAATTATCTGGTGTGCTTTATGTAATCTCTTTTACATAGAGCACATCTACTGGGTTAAACTTCAAGCAATATTGTTTTCCGTCGTCATCCCATTCCAAACGTATCAGTTGATCTCTAATATCTGGTTTCACAATATCATCCTGGAACACGCACGGAATTTCGATTGTTTCCCCATTTTTAAATTTGATAATTGTCATCTTCCCACCTCCTTATGAGCTTTCCTTTTTACAAATTTCATCATCCTCTATAAAATCAGATACTGAAATTCCAAAAAACTTTGCAATTAAAGATAATTTATCAAGCTTCAAGTTGTAATCCCCGCGGCTCCATTGCGTAAATACAGCAGTAGAAATTCCAGTTCCAACAGAAACTTGGTATTCGGATAAGTTTGCTTTTTCTCTTAACTCTTTGAATTTTTGATAAGCATAAGATTTGTTTTCTAGTTCTTGCAAAATTGCATCTCCTTTCTTTCAGATATTTTATATAGATAGTATTGACAATAACTAAGTTTTCTTATATAATCATAATTGCGAGTTAGAATTAAATAAGTTTCTTAGTTGTTGCCATGCTATCTTTTTGTTTCTCTTGCTAAGATTTCTTAGCTTGTATAAAGAATATCATAGTTTTCTTAGTATGTCAACAATTATTTATTAAGTTTTCTTAATTTTGATAGGAGAAAATATGTACTACGAAAATTTTGATCTTCTTTGCAAGAAAAATAATGTAAAACCAAGTGATGTTTCTAAAAGCACCCAAATCTCTACGGCAACTCTTTCTAGTTGGAAAAAAGGTACTTATACCCCAAAGCAAGATAAATTACAGAAAATTGCAGATTATTTTAAAGTATCGGTGGATTATTTGATGACTGGTGAAATGCCAGAAGAAGATTTCTCTGACGAATCTGTACACTTAATTGCAGAAATAAGAAAAGACATCGAACTTTCCAATGCATTAAAAAAATACTTCAGATTATCCGATATTAAAAAGAAACATGTTATTGAGCTGATAAATTTTTTGAGTGAATGAGGACTGCTATGCTATCAGAAGAATTAATGTTAAAAACCATCGTAGAATCTATGGATAGTAATAAGCGTACAACTTATTCGAAGATAAAGAGTATATTAAACATTGATGATTTTTCGATGATTCCATTTTTAAAGAGCCTTAGTGCAAAACACTATATAATTCAAAGTGACGATGGAATGGATGTCACTGATTTAGGCATATCCCAATACAACATCCTTTTCCCATCGCCAAAAGAAAAATTCAAAAAACTATCTTATAATTTTACCAAACATACGTTCCAACGCTTGATAGACATCTTTATCGGTGTTATCATCGGTCTTTTGGTTGCTTTCTTTACATATCATTTCGGGTGGCAGTAAGCCTAATATCTTCATAAGAATTAGTATGTGGAAAACAGGGCTTTTTTTTCTTTCCTCATTACCAATCCACAACATATTAAGCGCTGCCAAATCTTGAAATTGTTCATCTGTCAATTTTATTCCAATGTATTCAAATCCTTTATGTGTAGTATCTATACGATAAGGCTTTATTTTTTTTCTTTTTCTAAACATATATCTACCTCCAATATTTTTTAGGAATATCAACCAGGAAAAGATAAATGTAGCGTAAAATCTTTTCGCTTTCAATTTTTTCAATAATCTCAATAATTTCTTTCTTGTAATCCACGTAAATCCCTCCCAATATTCCAAACATTTGTTCTTATTCATTAAATTATATCATGTTTTCATAACCATATAATGGGACGGAATCATCTCCACTTAAATCTTTCCTGGCAAGCTGGTTTCTCCTGATTTTTATATGAATTATAAGTTTTTTTGTGTAAATATTGTGATTTTTGCTTTTCCAAATCGTAATAGTAATAGATAGAAATAAAGGGGCTGGATGCTTGTCAGCGAGGGATTTATAGCGCTCATGGACAACCTGTTTCACCTCTGCTTTTGCAGTTTCGATAGTTTTATTCCTCCCAAAGATAATACTACGATCCGGGCAGAAGTAAACATATTGAATCAAGAGCACATGCACGAATATCAGTATAAACACAATTATGATTTTTTTATGTTTCTCCATGAATCCATCCCCTTTACACTATCATCTTAATGTATTACAATAACATTGTATCAAAAAATATACAATTACACAGGAAATGGCGAAATTAGCACCTCTGGTGGCGAATTTTACATGAAAAGGGATGATTTGAATGCGAATTGCAATATGTGATGATAACGAAATCCAGATTGATATATTTATGCATCGGATTAATAATTTTCTCAAACGAAATGGTGATATAAAAGCATTGATTACTCCGTATGATAAAGGGCAGCCGCTTATTGATGATGTGGCAGATGGCGAGTGGTATGATATTGTGGTTTTGGATATCGTTTTGAGAGAAGAAAATGGAATTGAAGTTGCAAAGGAATTGAGATCCAGCGGATATAACGGAAATATTATTTTCTGGACAGCCCATAAAGAGTATGTTTTTGAAGCTCTTGATATACTCCCGGTACACTATATTATAAAAGGATCTGAAAACGGTAGAATGTATACTGCTTTCAATCATGCTCTGGAACATATCAGCAAAAGCACTCTTATGATAAAAGGAAAAGACTTTATTCATCGGGTGGAGTTTCAAAATATAGAATATATTGAGAGCCGAAACAAATACATCATTATCCACTGCACTTGCAGTATAGTTTATACGGAACGATGTAAACTATCCGATATTGAAGAATTACTGGATTCCAGATTTTTGAGGTGTCACCAGAGCTACATAATAAACATGGATGAGGTAAAAGAAATAAACACTTCGTTCCTTATGTTTTCTGGAAATACAGTGCCGATCAGAAGAAAAGATTATGCAAAAATAAGAAACGAATTTGAGGAATATACGACATTTAAATAGCTCCCGGGAAAACCCCGGGAGTATTATTATTTCAGTAATTCATTGACTTTTTTCTGTACTTCTGCGTAATTGTAGCCAGCGGATTCCAGACGGTCTCGTCTATCCTGTCCGTTCCCCCATTCGCCGTTGATTACCTCTTTTGCAACTTGGGCTACACTTTTCTTTGCTGTCATGGAATACACTACTTTTCCGTTCCAATCAAACACAGTATATCCAGCCTTGCAAGCTTTTTTCGCATTTTCCAGTGACTTGTAAGCCCCTATCTGGCTCTTGGAATCCTTCCAGGTCTTGCGGACACGGTAATACTTGTCAACCTTTGCTGTCGGTTTTGTGGTTGATGTTGTTGTGGTTTCGCTAGAAATAAGCTTCTTGAATCTATCCCAGTCACCTTTTCCGCGGATAACGGATGGACAATTCTTAGCGCACACATCGTAATGCTGCACTACTCGGCTTGCTGGGATTCCGTATTTCTTCATAAGCTGCTTACACACATCAACGGTATTATGGAATGCTTTTTCGTAGTTATATCCGGCATTCATACACATTTCAATTCCAATAGAGTTGTGATTGTTTACAGTTCCAAAAAGCTTACCGCCGTAATTTACCCCAACATGCCATGCTCCGCGATTATACGGCAAGGCTTGATATGCTGACTTATCATCAACGAATACGTGGGCTGAATAGCCTTTAAAATTGCCGTTATGCTGTGCAGTGGCGTGTGCCTTAGCGTCTGCTGTCTTGGCTGTATTATCTGTATTATGAATAACAATATACAGAGGTGTTTGTCCTGCGTAACTGTTGTTGTTGCTGATTAATGAGGTATTGATATTCATGTATGTTCTCCTTTCATTATTGAGGTTAAAAAGTGCATAATAAAAAGCACCCCAAATGGAATGCTCTTTAGCATAAACTTTTTACACAATATACCTACCATGATTAAATTTCACGGAATCATGGCTGTTGTTGCCACAAAGGGAAGGTACTATGCTATAATATCCTTGTACCCTTTGTGGTGCTTGGAGCTGAGTTTTTTTGATTGGTAGTCGGGAACTCAGCTCCCTTTTTGTTGTTGTGATATACTGATTATATCATGTATTATCTTTTGCGAATAGAGTTTTTACGATTTTATTTGTTTTTCGCTAACTATTTATATGGCAAGTCATTAAAAAAGCCAGCCGTGACATCAACTTTTGGAACTCGATACATCTATAAAATTACTCCTGCATTTAAAGATCAGGGAATTTTATGTATATGTAGACGAGCTTTATATTTAGTCAGCGTATCACAGACCAATAACGCATATTTTAATAACTGTGGTTTAGCAACAATATATAAAGGCAGTGGTATAAGCGCGGCTACAGTAAAAATAGACAGTGATAATAAAATAATTCTTTTCGAATGTGATGTTTATGAAAATCCTGTTTTCATAGGATTATTTTAATTATTTTTTATATATGATCCAGTAACAATGTATGGGACATTGGCAGAAAGGCTTTCATTTAAATAAAGTATACCACTGTATAATCTGAAAGATGTTTTATAAACTCCATTGCCAGTGTATGCCATACCTGAAAGACACGTATCATTTACAATAGGCACAGGAACATCTCTGAATATAGGAACCGATTGACCACTCCAATCTTTAGTTGATTTAATTGTAAAGTGATAAATGACAATATTTCCAATGCACAAAAAATTACCAGATACCGTTATGAAATCAAGTTTAGATCGTATAGGATAAGAAATGATATTTGTCTTGCCATATAAATAGTTAAGTGCCCCGATAACTGTCTTGTTTTCCGTTTCCAATTTACCGATAACAGCCGTTGCCATTTTATCAACTACATAATCCCAAAACTTGCTCATTAGTCCGCGCTTGTTCGCTTTCCCCGTTGCGTCATACAGCATTACTTCGTCATTATCCGCTAACGTCTCTTTTGATGTGTATTCAGTCCATTTTGGCATGTGGTTGTCCTCCTTTAATTCAGTTGATTTTTGTTAATATAGTCTTCGATTGCCTTAATATTTGCCGACAGCCCCTCATCAAAAATGAGAAAATTTCCTTTCTCGTTCTGGCTCAAAACCTTTCCACTTTCGGTGTCAATCGTTGAGTAGGTAAAAGCGATTCTATCGCCCTCGCCTGTTGACAATTTCATAAATGATGTAAGTTTTTTAATCTGGCTCATAATAATTCTCCTTCCATTTCTTGAATTAGTTTTTCTCTTTCCGAGAACATTTCATTCTCAATGTCGTTCAATCTAAAATTAACTTCCCTATCTTCTTTTCCGGCATTAAAGCGTATAAATTCTTTATTTTTCTGCTTTGCTTTCAGCTCCCACGCAAAATGCAAGCCTGGTGTTCCTTTTACCTTGAAATAAGTATTTGTCTTTTCAGCTATCCATGTTTGTCCCTCTCCTTCATTCTGTAAGAACACATAATACTCGATTCCTGTGTCGGTCGATTCCTGAAATATATCATCAATCATAATGATTGCGATTCCGTCATCTCCGATTACGCCACCGCCAAAATCTCCCAGAGTTGGAGTTGGAGTCTCGTAGCAGTAAAATAGCTGTTCTCCATAGTTTTCAGTGTCAGCTATTATGGATTTTGTTCCAGAAACCTTAAAATCGCCAAAAATACTAACATCTGAATTGAATTGTGTTCTTCCCAGATAATGTTTTGAACCGTCTGTAAAGCCACTTTCTGTTGTTGTATTATGTGGTGTTAAATTTAATGAGTTAGCGTAAGAGGATGCAATACCACTTGCGCTGTATTTAATAAATTGTCCTTGTGCATCCATAGCAAGCATTGATGGAGCGTTATATTCATTTCCTACGGAAATCTGTAGGGTTCCATTTTTTTTATTATAAATTCTGTTGTTTTGAATCGTAAATCCGCCTATAGTGGCTCCAATTGCCGCAAGCTCATTCAAGGACATTTTTTCAGCCGTGACCGCCTTAGCATCTAATTTTTCTGTGGTAATAGAACCAGCTGCTAGAGCATTAGCGGCTATGCTCAACGCTTTAATAAATTGTCCATTTACATAAATGTTTCCGTTTTCGTCTAAATAAATTCCCTGTGCCTTGCCACCATTGGTAAGCTTGCTGAAAATATCGACTTGTGTCTGTCCATCGACAGCTGATTTTGCTGAGCTATTAGCAATCTCATCGACCGTCTTTCCTTGTAGCGAAAAAGTCTTTGGAGCTAGAATAACATTTCCGTTGCTGTCGATTTCTAAAGTCACATTATTGTCGTCATCAATAACTTTCAGTCCTCGACCATTGATTCTCTCACCAGCAAGCAGTCCAGCCAGAATATATTTTGCATTAATGTATACTTTTCCATCTTTGATATAGATTCCCTGTTCAGTGCCGCCTTTTGTGAGTTTATTGAACACTTCATCCTGTCCAAGACTGGTATCATACTTATCAATTGCATTTTTAATATCGTCTTTGTCTGCATACTTGAAATCAATCCAATCGGATGCGTCAAACGCTCCGCCAACACGATTTACAGTGGATGTTTTGAGGGAAGCCTTTCCTTCACTATTGGTTGTCACCCACAAGTCACCTTCGTAATATGGCGGTTTTGGCTGAACCATATAGACAGATGACTTCCCATCTATCTTGTCTAACAGCTCATTTGGTATGGATTGTGGTTGCCAAATACCGGATTTGTAAATCCATTGAGTGTTATCAGAAGTATTGTGCCAAAGGTCACCTTCATGCTCTGCTTTCTCTGATTCCCATACCAAGATAATTTCATTCCCGGATTCATCCAGAATCTTGTTTCCGTCAATATCGCACCATGGTTGTTCCTCTGTTTTTGTCCATTTAAGAGAAGGGTCGTTTGGCTGATACCAAGTTTCAATTTTTCCATCAATCTGTGTTTTTAAAGAATTAAGAGAATCTTTAAAAACGCCATTGATAAATAAATCTAAAGAACTATCATCTGTGTATTTTGAAGCCTTTTCCCAATCTGAAGCAGAATAAGAACCGCTTGCTCTGGCAACTTTACATCTCATCAAATCACCATTAGAGCCTTGTGTCCATAAGTCTCCAATGTCATAAGGTGGCTCTGGCTGAACTACGAATACTCTGCGCTTATGATCTGCCGTATCTTGCGCTTTTTCTGCGGCTGCAAGTGCTAAAGTAACATCAGTATCCTGCACCAATTGCCATTTCCAAGTTGCCCCGTCTTGCATAAAGCGGTACGCATATCCCTTGGTTTTCCAGTAAAATAGGTCGCCCTCATGTTTCTTTCGTTCTTCGTTGGTAGTCCACTCGGAAGCCGGGATATTCTGCAAGGTCGGTTCATAGTCATAAAAAAAAGTCTCAATCTGTCCGTCGATTTGAGACTGTAAATTATTGATATCAGTTGTGTATGTATTGCTTATAAAATTATTTACTTCTGTTTCTGCTTTTTCCTTTGCAATCGCATTAACATCTTTTCCCTTGACTTGCACGGAATCCGCATTAATAACTACTCTTCCTGTTGTTACATCAACCAAGAAAGTTGTGTTCCCATCTTTATCAATCGCCTTAATGGTTCCCGTATTAATCCAGTCGGCATTAACGCCTGTGGCTGTAAGGATTCTGGCGATCACATCACCATCAACAGTCATGCCACCATTCCAATGTTGCCCACCATCTGTAGAAACAGCCCATGCTTCCGCAGTCATTTTCCATATAATATCAGAATCGGACAACTGTGGCTTATTATGAAGATAATAGATTTTGCTTCCGTCCGGCTGTGTTTCTACTGTCGTGTATGTTCCAGAAGATTCCGCAAGGCGTTGTGATAATTCTTCCAGTGCCTTTTCTCTGGCGGTACGTTCATCTTTTAAGTTCTTTTTGTTTTCAGCTTGCACCTGTTGGTTAAGTGTATACTGTTTCTGCTTATTCCTAGATACACTCTTAGCACTGCATTCAAGTTGCTCAAATGCGCCTGGATTCAAAGTAACAGAAGTTAGGAAGCTCTTATACTGTTTCCCGTTTCTGTCGGAAATCTCAATGGTGTCACCAGCTTCCCATGCTATATTAGTCAATGCGCCTGTAGTAAATGGTCTGAATTTTAGCCCCACGCACCTGTCTGCGATAATCTGGCAGATTTTCTCCCCGGAGCCCTCTTGAATTAGCTTATTATCACTGATTTCGATAACATAGCCAGTTTTCCCCGACTGATATGTTTTCGCTTCATTTTTAGAAGAATTTTCAACGTATTCTGCAACTTTTATGCCTGTTATTTCAACATCATACAACCATGGTGTGAATCCATTCGTATCTATGGCTGTAATACCCTTTTGCATAACAGTGATAATCTGTGCACCAGCGGTATCTAAGATGTCTTTCCCTTCAATATCATTCCATGGTACTTCTGCCTTATTATAAAAATTTTCCGGTACTTCATTTTTGTACCAGTCAAGGCATAATCTGCCGTATGCATCTGTTTTCGCCCACTGGCAGCCCATCTGTGCTACCCATGCAATTACCTGTCGGAAAGTAATGCTGCTATCATCTGGTCGATTCTGGATTACAAAATCATCGTTATCAAATCTTGTTGATTGCAGTGTTACTCCGCACACCTCGCAAGCATCCTGGATGATCTGTAATCTAGTTGCCGGATAAGTCAGCTTACTTTCTGAATAATCACGATCAAATAATCGCATGGAATCTTCACAAGTTAGGCTGATAATAGCTGTGTTCTGGTATGGGGCATCTGTTACTGTCATAGTGCAGATACGGATTTTCTCAATACCAGTAGATAATTCAAGCCCAATATGGCAAACAACTCTCGCTCCGTCCCAGATGTAATCTGTGTACTTGCCAGAAAAGTTGTTGATCTGCAATGTCAGCTTATTTACGATAGCTGCGCCGATATCAAAAGAACCACTTTGCGATACTGCATCCTCAAATTTGAAGCCATTAGACCATAAGTCTTTGTCGGTAATGGATAATGTACTTCCGTCCGTAAAGGTAAAATCTGCATATTTCAGATAGTTACGGTTCCCACTATTCTGTTGTTCTTTAAATTCCGTTGATAAATTTCGCATATTTTACCTCTCGATAAAATCAAATTTAAGTCCTTCCATGCGCTCATTGCCTATCCACCAGCACTTAAAGGGTGATTCCCTGTCACCAACATAAAATGTTCTGGTTTCGTGCTTGTTCGCAGACAGCAAGTCTGGATATGTGACCTGTATGTACTCTGGATTTACTGCCTGTATAATTTTGCAAGCAGTGTCCCAATCTGGGCCATTCCAACCTACAGACAGCTTTCGTTTCTGTCCAACTCTATTTTTATGCATGGTCGTATCGTCTGTTCTGCCAGATTCTGCCGCCGATATATCCTGTAACCCCCATGTAAAAGAAGAAGGACAAGGCAATGCTACCCCATCCACTTTTAAAAATGCTTCTGCCATATGCTAACCCTCAGAAAGGGGGATATATCCCCCTTAATTTATTTAAAGTTTCATACTATAAAGAGAAAAATTCAAAAATTTGTCCTCATTTTTGGCAACAAAAAAGCGCCTACCCCGAAAGGTAAACGCTTTAAAAATTGCTTATTATGATTTTATATTATAACATACGGTGAAAGTATCATTCAGTATACTATGGTATCATTTCAATAATCTTTTTACAAACGTATAAATCACTTCTAGCCAGTGGCTATTGTCGCAATTCTGTACGAGATTAATGATCTCTGTCTTATAGTAATTCATTCCACAATTCCTCCCAACACTCTAATCAATTTCTGTTTGCGGTTATACTTCAAAATCTCGGAAATCTGCCCCATCATATCATCCATTGTCATGTTGCTCTTCATGCTGTTGCAGCGCTTACACGCCAGTTGCAGATTCTTAATATCATTGGTGCCGCCCCGAGACAACGGCATAATGTGGTCGATTGTCATTTTCTTAAATTTGACAGGCTTACCGCATATCGCACATTTTCCGTTGCACTTGGCGTACACACTCTTTTTCTGAAAGTCATTGAACTGGATTCTGTTTGCCATACGATCACGCTTTCTGCTCCATAGATTCAAGAGCCTTAAATTTCTGTCTTGCTTTATTGGCATAATCGCTCAAAATCAACAGTTTCATTGTCATAAATTGCTTGTTATATGCAAAGAAAAGGCTTTTCTCTTTGTCCATCTCTTCTGTGCTGTTAAATCCATACTGTTCCATGAAATCATCCACAAGAAACTTGATTTTATCAATAGTGTCCTCTACTTCAAACATTGTGTCTTCTCTATCCATATTTTCTGTCATTTTATTTTCCTCCTGTGTAATCCGCGTATCCTGTTAAAACATTCTTTCCTGTGCGTTCTCGTTGTCAATCAGTTCTTCCAGATAAATCGGTGGCTTATAATCTTCAACCAATTTTACCGCTTTCTCGCACTGTTTCCGTTTGATTGCCTTATATGTAGTCACGCCAAACTGTCGGCGCACCTCATTGTGAATATCTCTGTACAGTTTCGCTCTCAGAGAGCCATTTTTATAGGCATTGCTGGACTTTCCGCCCAAGACCTTTGTTCCTTTTGATTTCACGGCATTTGTCACCTTGTCCATCTCTACGCCAAGAAGCGGTAAATCCTGTTTGAAATCTTCCAATTCCTGTTTCACGGTGTCAACTTTCTGCTCTACCTGGGTTACTCGCTTGTCTACTACGATAACTGCCTGTAATTCTTTGGAGATTCCAGAAAGAACTGGATAATCATAGGTTCCCGTCTTTCTAATGGATGGGAGTACTTCTTTTGTAACCCACGACTTAAATTTCTTTGCGGATTCTAACTTGCTTCCGAAAATAAGGGCGTAAAGACCGGATTCGTTGATTACCGTTACATCTCTTTTCTGACCTGCAATCGTGATTTGCGATGTCAGCTTATCGTCAAAGTCTACATGCTTTCCGATAGCATCCGCAGTATTTTTATATCCAAGTGCCGTTGCTACATCTTTTCCAGCAAACCAAGGCTCTCCGTCAATCATAGTTGTTCTGATATTTCCAAATTCTGGATTATTAAAAATCTGTAATTCGTTCATATAGAAAATCCCTCCAATTCAAGAAAAAATAGTTGACCCATGGAGGTATATTGTAGTAATATTTACATATACCTTTTTGGTGTGGGTATCCGTCAACTTTCCTAGGGCTAGCGGATACCCATTTTCAGTTATTCTCCGATTTCTTCGTCAATCTTTTCGTTTAGCCATGCGGTCTTTGTCTGACCTTTTTCTTTCAGTTTTTTATCCAATGCTTCGAGTTTTTCTCGTTTCACTGAAACACTAAACTGTCCGATAGTTTCACGACGCTTTTTAAAGTATTCGGAGCCATCTTTTCTAGCAACCACAAAATCACCTCTCTTTTAGTTGCTAGCAATATAATATAATAGTTGCTAGCAAAAGTCAACTAGATTTTCTATATTTTTGGAAATTTTATTTTCCTCCTGTGTATTCCTGTAAAAATCTAATTAAAAGAATCTCTGCTGTGCGTTTTCTGTATCAATCTCATTCTTCAAGAAAACTGGCGGTTTGTATTCTCCAATAATCTTGACTGCCTGTTCTACCTGGCTTCTCTTAATTGCCTTGTAGCTTTTGACCTGGAACTGGTAGCGCAGATTGGAATGAATGTTACTGTAAACCTTCTGACGAATGGAACGGCTATTGTAAGCATTGGATTCCTTACCGCCAAGCACCAGTGTTCCTTTTCTCTTTACGGCTTCCGTGATTTTCTCCGCTTCAATCGGGAGAATCGGCAAATCCATTTTCAAAGTCTCAAACTCTGTCTGGATATCGTCAATCCGCTTATTCAGTTCTACATTCCCCTGTGCTAGAAGCTGAATCTGTTCGGGGATGGTCATTGGCACTGGGTGGCGAACTGTTTCTTTTAATTTGTCCTCTACTTTGAGAAAATATTGTCTGGCTTGTTCACCTTTGGCACTCTTTGACTGCATAGATAACTTCTTTGCAAAAGCTGATGAAAGTTTGCTATCTTGCGTTGGTCTGCCTCCATTGAGGTTTTCCGCATTAATGCGGAATGGAAAATAATCTACATTCTCCTCTGCAAATTCATTTTCAATAATATTTCTTCTGTACCATCTTGCATAATCACCGCTTCTAAATTCAAGAAAAGCATATAACTTTCTGGCAGTAGTCATTCCCTCTTCATCAATACCAAGTGCAATCTCAATAGGTGTCTGGCTTGCTGTGTTAATTGTGATTTCGTTCATATATAAAAATCCTCCTGTGAAATTTTAATTTTTTATTTGCAAACAGGAGGTATACAGTGTTATAATTTGTATAGCCTCCTATTTGGTGGCAGAAGCATTTAAGAGATTCTTAACTTTGGTCGGTCGGGAATCTCTTATTTTTTATCACTCTGGAACATTTTATCATACTGCATTTCAATCCCAATTCTTACAATTTCAGACCTTGTAGTAGCCTTTTCAAGTGCAACAGCATCCAGTTTTTGAAGAGTTTTCTTGTCTAATCTTGTCCTTAACATATAGTCTTTTGGATTGTCAGTTAATTTTGTTCCGATTTTCATAGCAGCCATTTATATCACCTCTCTTTCTTCGTTGCTACAATCCTAGTATAGTGTGTAGCAACAATCCTGTCAAGCATTATTTTAACTTTTTTCAAATTTCCTATTCCACTATTCATGTTAGAGTGGTAAAATATGTATATCATACTAAAGAGGGGGATTTTAAATGAGAAAAAGAAAGAAAATAGACAAGATAACAGGAAAAATAAAATGTCCGAAATGGTCTTGCAGAAGTGCTAATGTCCAGATAATCGGTCATGGTCTGTTTTCTACCAAATATCAGTGTAGAGATTGCGGACGAATATTTAAAGGGTAAAAAGGCTAGGGAGAAATCCCTAGCCCTAATCTTATCAGTTAATGTATTCAACATCTATGCTTGGCAATGTAACTTGTTTCCCAAGAAGTGTTGTAGAATTTAATGTTCCGCTACAAGTTCCGTATACGGTTACCCAATCTCCTTCTAGGTAATGTGTTTCGCCATCCTCATAGCTATATGAACAATCCCATTTATTACCGTTTCCGTCAACAATATACAACGTATATCCACCGAATATTCCTTCTAATGACTGATCTATTGTTCCAGAGACAATACAATGTTTTTTATCGTAACTGTCAGGATTTCTCAATATATCATTATAGTCCAATGTTTGGCAAAGTGCCTTGTATTCGTCCTCTGAAACTTCTTTTGAATTAGCAACTTCTTCTGTCACTACAAAATACTGTGATAAACTATCATCTGAAACATCCTTTTTATAGCTTTTAGCTTCATCACCTTTTGCAAATACCATACAATTCTCTAAATTTATGGAATCTCCCATAAATCCCCATGAATCTACATTTGATACTGTTCCAAGAATAGCAACCACATCATCATCTTTAAGACCGCTTTCATATTTTGCATACAATTTACTATCAGATACATTAAAATTACTCATCATATATTTATCACCAATAGTAACTTGCACCTTATTGTCTTTAATCTCACTTATTGTTGATACAGTATAAATTTTAGCTCCGCTCATATTGACTGCATATTTATATAAATCGCTGTCAGTGATATAAGAATATTCACCAGAATTAAATGTTTGTAATTCATCATCAAAAGTAATTGGAGCCACATTCTGTTTTTTCTCTTCTACTGTAGGAGTTGCTTTTCTTTGGTAACTACTGGATTTTTCCGTCTGTGTTTTGGATGTATCTGCTGTTTTCTCTGTTTTAGATGAATACCAGCCAATTAGAATAAACACAAGGCAGATAAAACCAAAATAGTTTGCGCATCCCCCTTTTTTCTTTTTCTTGGTAGCTGTCGGCTTTGTTGTGTACTGTGGTTTTGGTGCAGAATATGTTTTAGGTTTTTCGATATTCTCAATAGTTGTTCTGGCCTTGTTTGCTTCGCCCCTGTCGCAATTATCCATTACACTCTTGTCTAGCATATACCATTCAACAACATATTGTTTTTTGAAGTACCGCTCCGCAATCTCTGTTGTAAATTCTTTTGCCTGTTCATATGCGGAAGAGCCTGTTGATAAGCAAATTTTGAAAGGCTTTGCGTATTTCGGAATTGAAAAAGCAACTTTCAACTGTACTCTCCCTAAATCGTCTGGTTCTTCTTTATCATAATTCAATACAAAATCCATAGGATTTGCTTCAAGTAACAAATTTCCTTTGTAGTAAACCTCAATATTCGCTTTTGAAGCCTTGATTCTCATGGAATCTAACATCTCAATGTCGTATTCCTTTTGCTTCTGTGGCGGTTCCTGTGTTACATTTCCCTGTGTTATCGGGAATCCACAGTTCGGGCAACTTGCCGCTTTATCACTTATTTCCTTTCCGCATTCTGGACATTTAATCAGTGCCATAAATATCCCCCTCCTTAGTATGATACCCATATTGTACCACCTTGGGACGTATTCTGGAAGCCCTATTTCGCTTTTCTATCAATTTCCGCAGTCACAGCAAACAAAAGAGCTTCGGCAAATTTTGCTCCGACCGAATCAGCGTATTTATCGTGAATCCGGTTTGCTTCCATGGTGAGATTTTCCCACTTCGGGATATCGTCCTTTGAGATAAAGGCATACTTCTTGTGGAGATTCCATATTTCTTGCCAGATGGAAAAGTAAGTCTGTTTAAAGTCCATCAATACCACTTCTCCTTCAGCTTATTAATCGGTGTTCCGGAAACTCCGGCACTTTCTCCGCTATCTGTTGCCTTAAAGTATGCACCTGTAATCTGAGGGTACATAAATTCAAACATGAGATAATTTGCTGCATCGCAAAGATATTCTGTGTTCCCAGTCTCACGATACTTTTTGATGCACATATCGTGGGATTCCAAGGCGTTTACCAACTTCTCACCGAAATTATCCTTTGCCGTGCCATATTTGTAAAAGCTTACCTCAACCCTATTCTGTCGTAATTTATCGAAACGGTCTGAATATTCTGTTGGAAGTTCTGTTCCTATTTGGCTCATATGTTTTAATTCTCCACAATTAATTAATTTCTTTTATCAAAATTCAATTTTCTTGGCTTGTTCCTATATTTTATCGGGTGAGAGGTTTTGAAACGGATTTGGTTATTTTATCGCAGTAATTCTTTGTCAATAATCTGGAAATTCGCCCTGTGGATATAAAGAGCTTTTCCGTCAATCATTAACTTTGTCATTTTAGGTAGATCGTCCGGGATTTTCCAGAACACCTCGTCACCAGAATATGCGGCTATCGGCTGTCCAAGTTGAGATTTGATTACTACAACCCTAGATTTCCCGAAATAATTTTTATAATTATTTAAAATCCCGACTATGTATGTGTTCTCTGAAATCTTCCCGGTTGAATGGCTAATTATATTCTCCTGTGTAAAATCAACCTCTGGCTTCAATCCTTTTTGCTCAAAAATACAAGTATCACCACAGCTTTCAATTTCTTTACCGTCAATCAGAATTGTAATGACGGAAGATACATCGTAGCTGGTTGTTTCATTTCCCTCACTATCGTAGCCCTTGGATTTGGTTTTATTCCCGGCAATGTTGATCTTGTCCCCAGTGGTAGTCATAACCTTTTGACCGTAGTTGTCGTATGTATAGATTGTGTAGCTGTTACCGGAAAGATTTCCTTTCACGTCATTCATGTAATCGTCATTCGCTGCACAGCCTGTTAGCCATGTGATAATGCAAATACAGATAATGGTTGCCAGTAGTGCTTTGATTCTTTTCATAATGTGTCCTCCCTGTCCTCAACTTTCATTAACAAATTTTTCCGTATGTAGCCAGACATGAAATGCGAATAATGGTGATCCGTGTACTCACTGAATGAAGTGCCGAAATATTCATCAATCACTTTCATGTATGTTTCAATCTCAACATTCTGGAAGTAATCTGGATTTGGCCCGAATCCAAACTTGTCCAGGATATTATCCAAAGCGTCTTGATTGATTTTTATGTGTGGCTTCCTGATTCGTTCTTCGTACCTCTTGAAGAAGTACTTCGATACTACCAGGAAACGATTGGTTGTATATGGGCTTGTCGTATATCCCAATTCTTCAAGACGTACTGCAACCTGGTTCTTGAATGCAGACCAATTAAAAGATTTACGGTCTATTGGAGTATACTGGATGCTTTCTTCTGTCAACATATTTTTGATATGTTGAGAATTGAACCACTCGTTAGAGTGGTATGAATTTTTCTTTTCTTCTTTTAACTCCGTAGGAGAATCTATATTACTGTTTATTTCATCTCTACTATATTCCTCACTATTATTACTTTCTTTCATTTCTGGTAAGTCTGGCTCACTTTTTTTGAAATCCTGGCTTTCAGAATTTGAAAGTCTGCTTTTCAAATACCGTTTTCTGCCATCATTTTTGGAAACATAGAGATAGCCAAGCTTTATTAATTTGGAAATTGATGTAGAAACTTTAGTCATACTGCATTTGCAAAAATTAGCTAAATATTCGTTGCTAGCATAACAACCTTCACTATCTTCTGCGTCTAAACTGTCAATTTCTATTAAGATAATTTTTTCGATTGCATTCAATCTTTCATCAAGGAATACTCGTTTGGGAATCCAAACGCCTTTGAATTCTCTTGGATAATTAAATTCTTTATTCATATTAATAACCTCCTTGTTGGTCGTAAGCACTCTCCGTATTGTGCCAGAATCCTTGATTTATAAAAACAGCAGGCAGGTGCATCAAGGTTTACACTTTTCGGCGGCCAACCTAGCCCACTGAATTTACCAAATTATTTTTCAAGAGTTATGTAACCGAATTTTTCTAACTCATTTATCGCATTATCAATAACATTTATTTCTTCTTTTGAAAGATCATATAATTCCTTTACATTAAAATTATATTTGCCAACACTCATCATCAAAGCGTATATTCCCTTTGATTCAAGGGAAATATTTTTATTATGAAGCACCTTTTTACTTACAACGCAATAATTTTTATATGACATTTTTGCTTTCCCTCCCCATTGTAAGGCTCCATTTTAAATCGAACCTTTTCAGACTTCATTTTAAATGCGGGCTGTCTAAAAATTCAAAATTATGCCGCAATTTTATTAAGAAAATCTTCTATTTCTTCATAATTCCATCCATTGCATATTAATGCGCCAGCAATTTCAGTTAATTGTTTTATTTTTAAATTTTGCTCATCAGATAAATAAAATCTAAAACTTGTAAATTTCTTTGGTTTGTATTTTTTTATAAGGCCTTCCGTGTTTTCACCTAATACAATTTGATATATTAAGTCGGAGTATGTATTTGGCTCGTCAATCCCTTCTATAGCTTTTGTGAATTTTTCTATTTCTTCGTTCTCTATTGATGGTTCTATATGTTTTTCATCTGATAAGCCAATAAAATCAAATATTTTCTTTTCAATCCTTAGAGCATTTTCTTTTACAGAGTGAACATATTCCTTTTGAATTGAACACATTTCTTCTTCAGAAATATATTCGCCTATCTTATGTATGGTTTCATCAATTAAATTCAAATCAACAAAAGAAAACCACTCTCCACCAATTCTGTATTTCTGAAACACTCTATGAAGTTGATTTTCTACAAAATATGGATTTTTCAAATAATTACTTTCGTAAATTACTTCTGAAAAAGGAAAGCCACAGGATACCTGCTCAAGTCTTCTTTTAACGCAATGGCTTGTCCCTATTTTGTATTTTTCTTCATGCTTAAAAACATAAATCTTTTTAAATTTTTCTATCAAGTTGTTTTCCTCCCCAAAATAAAAAAGAGCCGCCAAGTAAGATAAAAATTCCTCAAAATCGAGAAATATTAATTTCTTCTTAGCGGCTCAAAAAATTCAAGACCGTGTGTACTTCTTCATTGAAGAAATTATACCACACAATCAGTCAAAAATCAATATGCCGGGGATGGTTTGAAACGGCTATCCGTATCATTCTGGGCTTTTGTTACTGCTTTTGCAATCTCGCTTCCATCCAAAATAATGCTGTTCATAATGTACTGCGGATTGTTATTTCCGCTGTTCATGCTCATTGCCATTGCAACTCCCTGGGCTACTGCTTTTGTCATTTCTTCTTTTGTAAGTCCCATGCTTCCGTCCGAACTAGAAACAATGCTGTCCGCGATCTTCTTCATTGTTCGTGGGTTTTCCAGTGGAAGAACGGCTTCAGAACCAGCTTCACCGATGCCAATTACCTGTGCGCCATTGAAAAGACCACCTTTGGCGTACCAATTAGGCTTATAAACTGGTGTAGAACTGGTTTTTCCGTTTCCGAGGTTATGCTTTCTCCATTCAGAGATTCGATATGTTAATGTTGGTAGATGAACTTGTTTCATACCATTAGCAAAAGATTGTGCAGTTTCCCGACCAATTGATGTTAAATCATTTCTGAACAGACTGGTGATATAATCTGAAATACCAGATAAGTTAGATTCTGTATAAGTCTTCATGTTTTCGGTTTCTGTATCAACCTTGCCAGAAGCCTTTTCCCAAATCTGGTTTGTATTGATAAGAACAGAAGACCAATAACTTTGAATGGTGGTCATAACCTTACCCATTATATCTTTGGTATCAGTGTCCATGGTTCCGAGAGCTGTCGATACAGCACTTGCAGAATTTCCCCAATTGGTTTTAGAGTTGGTTTCAACATCATCATTCGTGTTCTTTATCTTCGACCAAATGGAAGGCATTGTGCTTTCTGTGCTTTTTTTCATTCCAGCCATTGCCGTGCTTACGGCAGTATTGGCGAGACCAAAGCCAGTTTTTATCTTGGATGATACGGATTCGGATGCTGTTGCAACTGATTTGCTCATTGTTGATGAAGCTTTCGGAACATCTTCTGAAAAAGCTTTTATAACTTTTCTTGTGTCAATTCCCATCTCTTCCATTTTATCCATCAATGCTTGGAATGCGGCTCTAGCTGTTGCACCAGATGATTCTTGCTGTTGAAGGACAGTGCTTAATTCATCAAACTGCGATGGAGTGATTACTGCTTGATATGAAAGTCTTTCCAGTGCAGATTTCGCATTATCAAACTCAGTTCCCATTGTTCCAATATATTCATTAATATTTCCGATATGGGAATTTGTAGAGGTATCGGATTCCTCCATTGCCTGTTTTAATGCTTGCTTAAATGTATCGGAAGAAATTCCAAGATTTTCAAGTGATGTTTCTACAGTTTGGAGCTGTCCATCAAAATCAAATGCATTGTCTTTCACATTTTTCAAATCGCCACCAAGCCCAATAAATTTATCCCCAGAAACTCCAGTTTGGTCTTCAAGTATTTTCAAGGCTTTTCTGACAACTTCAAAATCGTTGAATGCGTCCGCTGTGGAATCTTTAAAGTCCATAGCTTTTTTTACTTGTCCAAGTCCTTCCATGACAAATGCGGTTGCGCCCAAATTGGTTGCGTATCCCCAAAATCCTTGGAATTGTCCACCAGCTGTTTGTGCGACGTCACCAAGATTTTTTATCTTTTCAGCAAGGGTAGTAAATCCTCCATTTCCTGCGGATTCTGCCGCATCCCCTAAATCTTTTATTGCTTCTTTTGCTCCACTCGTGCCATCTCCAAGGACATCTGCTAATTTTTCAGCAATGAGATCAGCATTTTCTTTGGCAATAATTTTTCCGCCAATGTGATCAATAAGGTTCCATGCAAGTTCTCCAATTCCGCTTACTTTAAGAACATTTACGACAAGAAAGGCTTTTCCAAGAATATCAACAAGACTTCCAACAAGCGGATGGTCTTCTTTTATTCCATCCACCAATCCGTTAAAGGCACTTGATAAACCACCAAGAATCAAATCAGCCGCAGTACTAAGTATTTCGCCCCAAGGCAACTCTCCTAAGAATGTTCCAACGCCTTGTCCGAACTCATAGAAAGTGTCTTTTGTAAGCGTATTTTTCAACGCCGTACACAGGTGAGATATGAAATCTCCAAGTGCTTGTCCATTTTCTTTCCAGTTTGTTTTTTTCAAGAAAGTAGAAATTCCCTCTGTGATATTATTAGTAAGTTCATCCCAGTTTACAGTTTTGGTAAACGCAGCCAAGCTTCTAAACGCTCCATTTAAAATTCCAGATAAAGAATCTGCAATATCCTTCATGGAAATTTTGGACACAGCGCCATTTAAAGCTTTTCCAAGTGAACTACCAAGCTTATCCCAACCAGTTACACCAGCGCCGTCCTCTTCTGACATACGTTTTACAAATCCAGATAGAATTTTCCAGGAAATCATAAACTTATTTCCAAGCAATTCACCCAGATTAGTCCAGTTGATTTCATCCAGTGCGCCGATTAACCCATCACCAATATTTCTGCCGATTAATCCAAAATCAATACCGCCATCACCAATAAGCTGATTAAGAGTATTTACAGCTGTGTTGATTCCCGTCCCGATAGTTCTTCCAAGCAAGTCAAAATCAAGTCTGGTATTTAATGAATTGAATGCTCTTGTAAATGCGTCTGTAAACTCAGTTATTTTCGGGGCAACATTTTTCCAGTTAATAACCTCATACACCTTGCTCATTCCGAGATTAAGCATATCGGCAATAGTAGTTCCTACACCCTCCCAGTCTTTCGCCAGGAATGCTTTTCTAATTTTGGAAGCCCATTTGTTAATAGGTGTTTCATCGACAGTCAAAACTTCGTCCAAGGAATCTTGTATTCCTGCAAAGCTATCAGCCAAATCGCCAAGTCCAGAACCAAGGCTTTTAGATGCAGTCCCGGAATCGTTTGAGTTATCAGCAAGCTGATTTAATTGGTCGAATGGTAATACAGAAAGTGCCTTTTTCAGCTTCTTTGCAGATGATGTAGCGTCATCCAATCCAGAAGAAGCATCATCCACAGCCGTTTCAATTCCACCCAGATCAGATACAACATCACTAACACCAGTCTGTGAACCTTTAAGCTTCTTTCCCATCAATACATACATGAAGTTACGGAACACATTCGCAGCTTGCATAAGCTTTGCCATGAGAGCGTTAAGTGCTTGAATAGCAGGAAGAATACCAGCAATCAAACCTTGCCCGATTACTGCGGAAAGCGACTGGAAGTTCAGAGTGAGTAAACGAACCTGGTTCGCCCAGGTGCCGCTTGTCCTGGCGAAATCTCCTTGCACATCGCCTGTAGCTGACATTAAATAGTTATATCGAAGAGCTACTTTTTCAGCTTGAGACATTGCATTATAAGATGTTGTAATTCCCCTTGAAAGAGCATAAGCCTCCATATTTGCAACGGATAAATTAATACCCAATTGTCTTAAAGGCTCAATTTCCCCGGAAATTCCAGAGCGTATTTTCTGAAAAGCAGTATCTGTATCAATGTTGTAAAATGATGCAATATCCCCGGCTAATCCAGCAAGAGAAATTGACATTTTAGAAGCTGCATCTTGCGCAACACCAGATGATTTCATCATTGCCATCATGGTTCCAGAATATTGCTTTGCCGCCAATTCTGATAATCCAAATTGTTCTTTTGCTGTGGATGCAAATTGATAAGCTTTATCAGACATGCTGCCAAACGCAACATCTACAACGTTTTCAACCTCTGTAATTTGAGAGCCTAAATCAACTGCGCTTCTTCCAAAGTCAACAAGACCTTGGATTGCCTTAAATCCAATTGCAGTTTTAAAGAGTGCGCTCAGATTAAAGGATGCAGTTTTCAGTCCAGAGCTACCGCTTCCAAGACGCTGAAACCAACCAATGATGGTTTTTATACCACTGCCAATCTTTGAAGCAGTTTTGATTACAAGGTTCCCAAGGCTTAATGTGCCAGATGATAACTTAGAAAATGCACTGGATATGGAATTGGTTGCAGTATTTACCTTACCGCCAGCACTTGCCAGCTGTGCTAACGCTTCTGTCATGCGGATAGTGTTCTCGCTGATTTTTGGAGCGTTTTCCATCACTTTGAAAAATTTCTTTGTCTCTTGTGCTAAAGTCTGTAACTGTCCTGCTGTCTGACTTGTTTTGTTTCCGGCACTTGCTAATCTTCCGATTGACTGTACAAATAAGTTAGTTGGTTCGGAAACATCCCCCACTCTGGACAGCGTTTTTATCACAGATTTTAATTGTTTTCCAAGCCCAGGAAGTGCAACTTCTACCTGTTTTGCCTTATCACCAGCATTTACAAGTTTCTGTAAAGAAGAAACAAAGCGATTTGTTCCAGAAGATACATCTTGTAATGAAGAAAACCCCTTCATGGAATTGGCGATTTTATCCAATGCGGAAGTATCAAAATTATCTGTTTTAACTTCCATCAGTCTCTTAACTGCATTAATTCCCTGGATTACTTTTGAGCCGCTAAAATCAACAGTATTAAGGACTGACATTGAATGCGCCACTTTCTGTATACTGCTAATCGTTTGCTGTGCATTGGAAGAATCTACCTTTCCAAGTTTCTCAATAGCTTTTGTAACAGAATTAATGCTTTTGATATCTATTTTGGGTACAGAAATATTCTGTAAACCGCTGATAGACAATAAACCAGACGCAAAATCTTTAAGTGATTTCCCGCTTCCATCCAATGCTGAAAAATTTACACGTGATATGCTGGTGAGTTGCTTTGTAAGACCACCAAGATTAGGTAAGGAAACTCTAACACCATTTAATGTTTTTATGGATGCAGATACTCTTCCTATTTCTCTGGCATAATGGCGCAATCCACCTGTATTCAGATTCTTAAATGAACTGTTTACGTTCAAAAGTTTTCTTGATAAGTTCTCAAGTGACCGAACAGCTTTTGCCGTACTACTTCTAACCTGTAAATCAAGGGTATCAATGGTGTTTTCCGCCATTTTCAATTTCCCTCCTTTTTGCATAAAAAAATAAAGGGCAGACAAGACTAATCATCCTGCCTGCCCTCTTCGTTACCTATCTCGTCAAGTTTCGCATTTGCTTGTTTTACAAGAAGCTCAAAGTATCTTTCTTCTTGCTTTAATTCCTCTTCTGTTTTTTCATCATAAATCTTTTCTGGAAGCAATTCTTTTTTATCATCACTTCCAAATGGCTTTTTTGGGTATGAAACCTTGGAAGAAAGTGCACTTGCTATAGCAATTTGAACATACGCACCAGAAACCCAGGATTGATAATCAATCAATTTGCTCTTCTGATTAATTTCATCTTCTTTTTGGTTTCTCCAAGCTTTTAATCGAAGTTGAAACTCTTTTATGGTGCAATGCAAAAAATCACGTTTACTCATGCCAATTCTTACAGCTTCTGGATAAAGTTCACCCCAAATTACTTCTCGGTAGCTTTTTTCTGCGGATTTACTGATTTCTTCTTTGTTTTGGAACTCTTGAACACTTCGTCCAGAAATGTCCCGATTCCGGTCAGATTGAAAAAATCATCTTCCTCCATCTGTTCAATGCAAAGTTCAAGAACTCCGTAGAAATTTCCAGTTTCATCACCAGAATGTTCGCGAAGATAACTTGCAAGAAGTCTTTTAGCTGCCGCAATGTTTGGAACTTTCCCATCTCCATCTGGATGATCTCCGTGATGTTCCATGAGTCCGGCATAAAATACTGTAAGTGTAGTCTGTGGAATATTGGAAACTCCGGCTATAATTTTAGAAACATCTTTTTCATCAGATGCCAGTGCGAGTGAAGAAAATAATTCAGCTGTTCCTTTAACACAATCAGCATATAGAGATGCCTCAATTGTGTATTCTAGTTTATAGTCATTTCCACCAATAGTTAATGTTTTATACATGGCCTATCCTCCCAATAATAATTACTCTTCCTCTGTTGGCTTAATCGCGGTATCAGCACCAACATACTCATTGATAGTCAGAGACATGGAAACTGTAAGAAGTCCGTTCTGGTCTCTGGCTGGTTTTGGAATCTTTGTTGGTGGCTCAATTTTGGTAAAAAATGCCTTTTGAAGAGAAGGGAAATACTCTTCATACCACATTGATAAGCCAGATGCCTTTCCAGTTTTGTATGCAGCAATAAGTTTTTCCCACTCATCAATTGTTTCGTCTGTAACGTTTACTGTTACATTGAATGTTCCACCTGTAGAACCACGTCCAGCAATTGTTCTTTCAATTTCGTCTTCCAGTGCAGACGCATCAATCGTCTCTACATCAATGGTAATTTCGTCAGAAGCGTTGATTCTGTGAAGCATTATAAATTTTGCAGGCTTAGTACCAGCCACTGTTTCAATGGCATATCCAGTAAGAGAACCAACTGTAGATACACCAGCAATATTGCCTTTTTCTGCCATTGCTATATCTCCTTTTCTTTCTATCAAACTATAAACTGGCTCTATGACTCTCTTGCACGTAACCCTGTGCCGGGAGATAGCGGATCACCGCCTTTCTACTCTTCTTTGTCTGTTTTCAGTTCTGGTAATCCTGCTACAGATGTAAGCAGTGATAAAAAGCCGGAAAGTAAAGACGCGGATAGAACCATTTTCCAGTCAACACTGCCAATTACAGTTGCGGTTCCGATGGTTGCTACCGCTGTTTGTGCGACTGTTTTTACAGCTCTAATTCCTGCGGCTTTCAGCCAAAGTAATTTATCTGCTTTCATTCGGCATTCTCCTTTCATATTTTTTGGTAAAAAAATAGAAGCATTTCTGCTCCTAATCTAATAAAGTTCCTGTATATATCCGGCTGTATCGACTCACAAGTTTTTTGATTCCACTGTCACCAAAAAACATAGGCTCCGGGCCGTATGTACGGCGGAATCCCATGCTCACCATAGTTTTGTGGCTTATCTTGTCCAATTCATACACTCTGGTTAGTGCTTTGCTCCCAGAGGTGAAACAATTTACTTGAAATGATGGCATTGTTGCGCATTCATCCCCTTCAAGGTCACCTCTCGTAATTGGATTTCCGAGCATATAAAGCTGTGCATATGCCTTTTTTCCGGAAGCATTTGTTTCACTCCCATCCATGGAATAATTGTCTGCGCCGGTAATCTTAGAAACAGCCGCTCCCCACCTTGAAAAAACTTCCAATACAGGAGATTCTATTGCGTCCGGCATATCTGTCACCTCACAATAAAAAATGCGCCCACTTTTAAAGTGAACGCATTGCATGTTATGCTACAATTTAACACTGTAATCATAACATAATTGGTTGGTATCATTCAGTATACTTCGGTATCATCTTCAAGAAGAGAACACCTCTTTGGCAATTTTACGGATATTCTGAATAATTTCTACGCTTGCTTTATACATTGGCATTGTGGCTTCTGTACCGTAAGAGCGAACCCATTCTCCAGAATCAGATACATATACCCAGGAATCATTTTTCCCTTTTCCTTGTCCGTAAGAACCGATTGTATAACCAAATTCTTCTCCTTTTGGATGTGGACTAGAACCGGCTGCACCATTGTAGTGAATACCTGCACCGAACTCTATAAACAAAAGGTCTATTCCTTCACATATTAAATAGGCTTCTGCATAGTTTCCAAAACTGTTAATTTTGATGTAAGTATTGTGGTTCTTATCAGAATCGCCTTGTGCTGCCAAAATATTCTGGTCAATAACTGGAATCCCTAATTCACATAATCTTTTTATGAAGATTTCATTTTTGTTCCTTAAAGATTTTTGATAATTTTTTATTTCATCAATAGCTTTTTGGATTGATTTCTGTGATAAGGTACACTTTATTGTCTTACCCATCTTCGTTTCCCTTCTTAGAAATTCCATATCTGGCAATATTGCCTTTTTTTGTATCTAAAATCTTCTTTAGTACATAATCTGGCAATACTGTAGGTTCTCCATCTTCGTCCAAAATAAGGCTTCCATCCTCGCTTATTTGTGGGATTCTGTCTATCCAAAATATATCTGCTTCCTGTGGGTGAAAATTTCGATTAAAGCTTGTAATATACCTGTCATAATCTGGCACTATTCCGGCTGCGATTTCTTCCGGTGTTCCGGCTGTAGATGATACGGAAAAAGAGTACAAAGCTGGTTTCTCATAAACCTTAATTCGGTCTAATCCTTCTGTCTTTTCGGATATTCGTGACCAGTATACCTTTTGCTTTTGACGGACTAATCCTCTCATATTTCCTCCTTCTTAAATTTGATTGATTAACTAAAACTTCTTTTAGTTAATTACTTACCATCTGGATATTCCTCTTTATACAGCATTTCATATTCTTCCACAGGAAGTTTTCCTTTTTTCACATACTCAATACCATATTCTCTTACTTTATCCTGATATTTCTCAGGAATTGCATCATATGTAATAGTTCCTACAATCAATCTGTTAAAAAATACTTTTGCCATCATTTTATTTCTCCTTTTCTTATTCAGCATTTCCAAGTGTTTCAAGCAGTTCGCAGACAGCAATCTCAAGGTCATTGATACGTTCTTCATTGCTTACCACCGTTTCTTTTTTCTCAAAGTCTGATTCAACCAGACCAAGTTTCTCAATCATTTTCTTCTGCATTTCAGTCATTTTGCCACCTCCGCTAAAGATATTACATATTCCTCAGAACTTGGTACAGGAATTCTGTAATCATTACCGTTGCTGTTTTTGAACGTCAGTGTACCGCCTACTTCAACTTCAAGAGGTTCTTGGAATGTATTGCCTATGATATCCGAGATGTCAGAAACAATTGGTTCGGCAAGTTCATAGCAGAGCATGATTCCATTGATCTTGTTTTTGAAATCGTTTTCATCGGTACAAAATGTTGATTTCACCGTGAACTGAAGCGGGTATGCCATTTCACTATTACCTATACTATATTCGTATTCATTTCTATTAATATCGTTTACTTTTACGATATTAAATTTCTCACATATTGAATTTCCACTGTATGTGCTATATCTTCTTATGACTGTGTTAAGGCTGCCGCTTTTATATGTTGCATTGCCATCACGCTGAGCGTCACCAGACTCCATCCAATTCAACGTCCCCAAATCCACTTTGTCAACTCTCTGGATATACTGCTTATTCTCCCAATTCACTTCATTTCTCACATCCCCAGCTGACCAACCGTAACCAGGAAGATTAAGAATGGCTTGTGAAATAGAGTAATGTGTTTCTTGAGTTTTGGTATCTGAATATGTAATTTCATTCACAGAAGCGCTCATCAACTCTCCTGCATTATACGGATAATAGTCTGCTGGAAACATAGCTTCAAATTCCTCTTGGGTGGATGGTTCGTTGCCAGTACCAAACATTTGTGTGAGATCAAAAATATTCATTCGCATCGTAACATTATCCACGGTTACTTTGTCTTTTGCAAATATTATTGGATTAAAAGCGTAATTATAAATTACTGCTTTTTTTAGTGGGGAAGAACCGCTGTTAATTGCAAAACCATAATTTCCATCAGAATATTTATCGGCTTTAACTAAATATTTATGACCTGATACATATTTTTTTGCAAATAAATATACGATTGTATCAATTCCATAATCGTTAGATGCACTGCAAGTTCCATTTATTGTCCACGAACCATCCTTATTGTTTATAAAAGAAATACCATTTTTCGTAATAGATTTCCCGCTATTTAAATTCAACTGATTCCAAACAATTGTCTTACCTCCGATACTTTTAATGCTTGCTACTTTCGCACCACTTGGAACCGTTTTCTGATAAGCTTCCGCATCATCTGTCTGAAATTCATAGCTGATACCCTGATTAAGTTTCCAGAGTGCATCGAGTTTTCTGTCAGTTTTAACAAGGGATGTTTTATCGGCTTTAGATATCATGTCTTCCTTTAGTGAACCAGTTTCCGTTTTCAGTGAAGCAATGTCTGTCTTGTTCTGCTCGATCTGCTGTGCCTGTTCTGTCGTGGCTCCAGGCTTGACTGGATTCTTTTCAAAATATTCCGTAACTAATCTTTGTATTACCGTCTCTGATTCTTCTTTTGTGAGATACAGTGACATATCAATTGGAGCGCCCATAGTGTCCCAAACTACGCCGTTCCATGCCACATTCATTCCTGCTCCGCCATAGATGGATTTGGATTCGATATTGTACATGTCTCCAATGGCTGGATTTAGTGGGAGTAAATCTGCTGTAGCGACTGTTCCTTTATATCTAACTGGATGATTCAGTTGTGATTCCATATCGGAAATCTGGCGTTTTAATATTGCATATACTTTCTTTGCTGTTAATGCCATACGCTTCTCCTTTACAACCTGTACCATGTGTCTGTAGGTTTGTGATACTCGTATAATTCAGAGGTATCAAGGCACAACGCCGAAGAACCGCTCTGTACATAATGTGGGAGCTTTGATACATCTTTTGAAAGCCCCTCGTAATCACGAACCATACCTTTTGCATCTGTACATACCCAACTGCCTAAATCCGGCAATTCATCACCTGGATTATACTGAATGCCATCAAAAATAATTGTGTTTTCTGCTTTTGCCATTTACGCAATCATCCTTTCTGCCCCAATGGGAGCTACATATGTGAACTGGTTTCCTAAGATATCTCTGGCTGTGCCAATAACAAACTGTCCATAGTCTGCCAGAATATTGCATACAAATTCCTCTGCATCTACCCAGTATCGTTTCTTAACCATACGATGAAGTTCTGGTAATAGACCATAGCTGAACATCACGCAATGCCCTAATTCGTGGATAAATACACGATTTAGAAGTTCGCCATGTAGGTTGTTTGCAATAGAAATTGTCATTGTGGAGTAATCAGATACAGCAAGTGTCCTCTGCTCTGTACGGTCAATCAAAACATTATCATTGGGAAAAACAAAGCGTACTCTCCATAAGTCCCCATTCATATAGAATTGTTTCAGCATGGTTTCTCACCATCCTTTCTACGAAAAAAGCCCCTGCCGCATTAATTTGCGACAAGGACTTAATTCATTTATTGCTCTAGTTCATCTGCTGTACAAGTCTGGTCAGGTCAGCTTTCATTGACTGTCTGAGCGTTGCATCTGCATCAGACCACATTTCCGTGAGGTTACGAATAATATCTGATGTGTATTCTTTCATGGAATCATCCATTTTTCTCTTGGATTCAGTATCCTTAGAATCATGATAGTGTCTACGATTCTCATCGTATTTATCATAAGATTCTCCGTATCTGGACTTCTTCCAATTCATATTCATACCATCATTTTCCATATCACTACGATCTGGATGATATCCCATGCGGTACATATTGCGCTCAAATTCTGGATTGTTTAAATACTCATCCATCCAGTCATCATCCTGCATATACAGATACGGTCTATAGCCTTTTCTGGTTCCCCTACCTTTTGGAGCGAAACGCCCATTTGAATAGCGGTAACGGTCATATCCCATGCGTCCAAGATACTTTTCTTCCTGTTCGCATTCATCCATGGCTTCTACAATACGATAATCTTTGTCAGCGCAAATTGCACATTTAACCGCTTCCATGCAGTCTTTCAGATCGTCCCAGTCTTGAGCGCTGAGATTATCAAAGCCATGTGTTTTTGCTTTTTCCATAGCCCATTTTCCCATTTCCATTGCAACTTTATGCATTACAGTGCCCCCTTTCTAACAGCCTGCGTAACAGGTGCTTCTGTCGTTGGGGCTGTACCATTAATTGCTTTCAAATTGTTGCTCGGACTACAAGCCGGATTTCCTAACATCTTGAATACTCCGCCAGTTGCACTTGTAGCTACTCTGGTTGCGTACTTCGTTCTGGTTCTTATTCCACAAGCCGTAATCTGTGCACAGCAACGATTTTCTAGCGGATACAAAGTTGTTCCTGTTCCTATCTGAATCATTACCGGAGCAGTAATTGTAGTGGCCTCTGGTATACTTTGTGCAACAACAATACAATATTTCTCTCCATTGTTGTAACTGCCTGCTGGGAGTGTGATTACAAGATTACCTCCTGTAAACGCAACAGCTTGGCTTATTACAAGACGGTTGCAGAGCTTACAAACATTTTTACAACTCATATTTCTACCTCTCAATCAAAATAAGAGGTGAGCCGCAACCCACCTCTTAGAATTTAGTCAACCTCTAAGGGTGAGTTACTTAGCAACAACCGTTACCATATGTATTGCATCCTGCGTATGCATATGGAGCTGGAACCTGGAATGCAGGAATCGGAGCCGGGTTGATTGCATTGATTAATCTCTGAGCCTGTGCGTACATCTCTGTTGTAAGCAATGCAGACTGGCGATCCTGGGATGCAGCACGTTTCAGATCAGAGTTCTCTGCCTGTAATGTTGCAATCTTATCGTTAGTCAGGAAGTCAAGGATTGCTCTTGTGTTGCTGTTCTGGTTTTCCAGAAGATCTCTTGTGTTGTTGTTCATTGTGTTCTGCAATGCACAAGTGTTGGTAGCCAGGTTGTAATTTACGCCCTGGATAGCTTCTCTTGTCTCGCAGCAACAGTTCTGGAGCTGTGCCTGTAATGTGTTGGTATTCTGCATACCAGCTACAGTATCAGCATTGATTGCCTGCTGAATTCCGTTGAATCCTTGAAGCATTCCAACATTCATACCGTTGAAACCGCTCTGCATGGTATTGTTAAGCGCATATGTGCTATCGCAAATACCCTGCTGAATTCCTCTGATACCATTCTGAATATCATTCAGAGCAAAGCCCTCGTTGATATCCGCTCTGGTTGCCCATCCTTGGAAACCTGCACCATTTGTACCGTTTCCACCATTGCCGCCCCAGCCGCCAAAGCCGCCGAAACCGCCCCAGCCGAAGATTGCGAAAATAAGGACAAGCCAGATAAGGGAAAAACCATCGCCGCCCCACATGTCGTTTGCACGGTTATTAGAGCCTGTAGCGGCTGCAATGTCGCTAAGACTATAATTTGAACCATTCATCATGTTTTTAGTCTCCTTAAATTTTATTTACAATAGGAGACATCCGCGGCTGTCATCCCAAATTGTAGCGATTTTTAATCACCCAATTATGGGGAAGTTATTTTATCCCTAAAATTTTTTGCAAAATTTCTTCGGGAGAAAAATTCTTTTCTTTAAATATATTTTGCTGGACTTGGTGTAGCTGTTCTGTATCACCATGTTTGTATAAATCCAGTGCATTTTTTAATGTTGGATTGTTTCCAGCAAATTTACTCATATCGTTCATCATGTTATCAACACTTCCGAACCTCTGAGAAATCATTTTTTCAACTTGCTTTTTCATCATGGCATTTGGATTGAAATTCATCTCTGTTTACCTCCATTCTGCTTAGGTTCCGATGTTCCCGATAATTGTGTCGGGAACATGTTCTTTATTTCTGAAATCTCAGAACAAACATCATTCCGAAGCTGATTAAACATTGCTTCAATGTCAATTGGTTTTTCTTCTGCTTTTGGTTGCCGTTGTTCGTCTGGATTCATAATCCGGTAAACAAAAATTCTGCTTCTGCCATCTGCCTGTAATTGCTTTTTATATATTTCTGTACCATCAGTTTTTGGATAATAAACAGGGTTTCCAGACATATCTACGTCTTTCGCCTTTACAGTATCAATACCGTCGACCATCTGCCCTTGTAGCATGGGGATTTGTGGCATTTGCTGTATTGGTTGCTGAATCTGCGCCTGTCCGTATGGCATTGCCTGCTGATAACTATTCTGCAATTGTGCTAATCTATCTTGATACGGTTGTATTTGTTGAAAAGGTTGCGCAAAATACGGATTACCATACTGCATATCTCAAACCTCCCTTGTTTTTATAACTATATTTTACAATAATAAGGGATTGATTAACACGCCATGATAACGCCATAAATACGCCACATATACGCCATTTTCTATGAATACAAAGAAAAGCCCCGACAATACATCGAGGCAACTTTCATAATTTTCTTCTTTAATTTTCTGTTTATGCGGTCTACGGTTCTTGGGCTGTAGCCCATGATTTCTGAAGCTTCTGCAAGCGTTTTTTCTTCATAGACACGCAATCGGAATAACTCCTTTTCTCTGGAATCAAATCCAGCTTCACGCAAATAGAAGATTCTTTCATCTTCTGAAAAGTCTTTATAATCATCCATTCCACTGTCCTCCCTGTTAGTGGAATCAATATTTACACCGGGAAAATGCCTTTTAGGGCAAAGCCTAAAACAATACCAATTATGCCAGTTATGACATAAGCAATTATTTTGTCCTGTAACTTTCCTGGCTTTTCCATGAGTGATTTTAAATTGTCGTTCATTTCGTCAACTGTATCCTTAATGTGTCCCAGGTCATTGTTGTATAAAGCAATTTTCTGTTCCAAAGCATTGATACGTTCAAAAAAAACTCCATCCCTTTTGGAATGCTTTTCTTTCATCTCATGGACGGCACTTTCCAATTCTTTTAAGCGGTGTTCGTTGATACACTCGTGTTCACATCCCATCGCTATTCCTTTCCATCACTCCCATTTTTTAGATATTGCTTCTACCCACCTAATTTGAAGCACCCCTGCGATACGTGGGAGGATTGACGTATCACGCACACACCATCTTAGAATCCGATAAATGGAAAAACTCCATGATTTACATAGATTTCAGTTTCAGAATTCCAACTTCTATTTACAGAAGATTCGGAATGTGATCCTTGAAATTCAGTTCCCTGTTTCACCAGGAAAAAGAGAGCCAAATCAAATATGCAATCATAGCAATTTTCCATATCGGAATTTATTTTCTCATCGCTGTAAGATGAAGGATAATTCCTTTTCTTCTTAAATGAACGAATAGCCCTCTTTGCCGAAAGAGGAATCATCCTCGCAGTTTCTGCATCATCTTCAAGATAATTTGTCAAATCCTCTATAAGCTGTTCGTCCATTTAATCACCTACCTTTGCTGAGATAAAATCTCTGATATTATTCCAGCCTTATTAGTTGCTGTCAGGGCATAGCCGTTATCACTTGCAAGTTGTCTTAACTGAGATACAGTCATATTAGACAACTCGCTTTCTGTATACTTATGTGTTGATTCATCATAAGCACTTGCTACAGATGGTGACTGGCTGTTTTCATCGAGACTATGCCCGGTTATTCCCCCGCCTTGGTACCGATCACGATACCGCCGTTGGCTTTGGGTACAACCGGGACGAACATACCGGATGCTTTTGTCCATACTGCAACTGGGTCTGGTGTAGCCCACATGGAAAGAGTAACAAAGGAACGATTCTCTTCCTGGATAAACTGTCTGTATTCAAGCTCTTCTGGTGTTACGCCCCAAAGACCGGAACCAAAGGAACCATTTGCATTTGCTTCATACAGAGTAAACACATCTTCTTTGAAGTATCTTCCTGTTTTCAGAGTTCCGTCTGCTTTTCTGTAACGATATTTTTCATCACAGCGATCAATTGTGAATCCGTACTCCTGCATAAGCAGATTTGTAAGCTCCTGTTTTGTCAGAAGACGTTTGTTTGCAGCTCCAAGAACTGCGGTCTGCATTGCAGTGTTGTTTCTCATGTAATTAATCATTTTGAGAGAAGTAAGAGCTTTGTTTATCACATATCCGTTATCTTCTGCAATGGCTACCATTTTTGAGATATCGCCCATGATATCTGCGTCTGGCTTAGACCAATCAGTAAGTGTTACTTTTGCATCAGATGTAACGCCGTAATCAATGCTCATATCCACATGATTTTCCTTGATTTTTACAATACCAGTGGAAAGGAACTGGCCTTTCATTACATTTGCCCTTGCGACTACGCCCTCAAAAAGATTGGCTGCATCGTCAAATACAAATTTTTTGAGATTATTGTCATCTGGAACACCATTTTCAATAGCTTGCTGTAATCTCTCAGACTGATTGATTTTTCTCTTGATGAAAAGTTTCTCGGTCAGTACCTTTTCAAAGCCAGGTCTGGAACCGATTTCTGCTTCTGTATCAAGTGCATGAACAAAAGCTACCTCTGGAAGTCTCTGTCCAGCCATAAGTCTATAGTATTCAGCTTTCAAATACTGTGTCTTTGTGTCTGGAAAGATTGTGCCGAGGATGCCAGGTCTTTTTACATTAAAGCTCTGGGAGAAATTAAGTCTCTCTTCCTCTGTGATTGTTTCTAATACATTAAATGGCATTTGTCATACCTCCTTAAAATTCTGGGTCTTCTGTGACTGCAAAAACAATTCCTGCTTTTTCAAGCTCTGTTTTTGCAGTAGTGTCAACTGTTACTGGAAGTCTCTTTTCGAGAACACGGCCTGCGACAATTACGGAAATTGGTCTTTTGGTATCGTCTGTCATATCAACATCTTCAAATACAATGCCGATTGCACCCGTCGCATTTGTTGGATATACAGAACCTGCTTTGATAATTTTCTTGGTTCCAACTGTTTCAGCATTTGTCTGATCTGCTGTGTAAGTTTTAAGTACAAGTCCAACCTCGGATTCAAGAATATTTGGAGTGGACTCATACTGCTTTGTTTTCATAAAAGCCATTATTTATATCTCCTTTACTTAAATATTTACAGGGGCGTTATCGTCCGCTGGTTTGGTTTCCTGGTTCATTTTTGCTGAGTAAGCTTTTGCAAATTCAGCAGCATCGCTTTTTACTGTGGCTTTTCCACCGCTACCGCCGCCTGGATTCGGAGTATTTTCCAATGCTTCTTTCTCCCAAGCTGCTTTTGCGGTATCAAGTGTCGCTTTATTTTCTGCGGAAATTCCATCAACAAAGGTCTGGGCTTCTTTAAGAGCGTCATCCGCATTCATGTTGGAAAAAGCTTTGATTGCTCCGGCGTAAGCATCCCCTTTCATTCCTGCATTAGCAAAAATGGAAGTAATCTTTCCTACAAGGGCTTCTCTCTGGGACGTTGCAAGTGCAGATTCGAGGTCAGAAATCCTCTTCTCATTTGCAGCTTTTTCTTTCTGGCGCTCCAGTTCTGCTTTCTCGGCTTCCGTCATGTTCTGCTGTTTGAGTTCTTCCAGTTCTTTTTCCAGTGCATCTGCTTTTTCAGCTTTTTCTTTCAGAGAAGCGTTTTTATCTTTCTCTTTCTTTGTTTCAGCAGAAATGGAATCAAGAAGCTTGGAAACCTGTTCCTCGGAAGGTTCAGCAACTCCCATACCGATAAGTTCCTGTTTTGCCTGTTCTCTTGTCATAGAAATCTCCTTTCTTCCAGTCCAATACGCTTTTTTCACACGGTTCGCTCCGCACATGGTCTGTACCCGATTTACGCTCACGGGCTGTTGCAATTTATTTGTTTTGGGTATTAAAAAAGGAGCCTTAGATTTCTCTAAAACTCCTTAAATAATCAAAATTTGGCTTATTTCTCGTTTGATGGAGAATTTGCCGCAGATTCTGTTTTGGGAAGATTTTGAAGTTTCCCATCCAGCAATTGTTGTGCTTTCTGCATTTCTGATTCCGGGTCTACCAGTTCTGGATAAATTGTTCCAAGATAAGGAAGGCTCATTTCATAGACTTTCTGTGGATCACTGAATAGCCCACAAGTAATCAGTGCAATAAGCGGATGAATTTTATTTTTAAACAGATAATCAAGTGCCTGTGCTTTTACAAGCATATTATCTGTTGGGTTTCTGGTTATCTTCACATCGAAATCTCGAGTTGAGATATTAACATCATTTGATGTGCCACGGATAATATTCAGAATAATTCTGGCAGATTCCTTTTCAGCTTCTTTTGTGAATGCTTCTACCAGTTTTGCATCTCTCTCTGCGAAATCCCATCCATTACGAAGGTATACGGCATTTCCTGTATCCCCTCCGCTGTTACTTTGACGGTTTGGCATTGCTTCCACAATCAGCATATTATTGTAGATATCATCCTTTGCAACCTGGCTCTCTGATTGATTCAATTCAGCGGTCATAAGTTCAACATCTGACTGACAGCCGTTTCCAGTATCTTTAACAGAGATAGCACCAAGTTTTACCATCTTTAAGAATTCGTTTTCGTCTACCTCGCAGTTTTTAAACTTCATAAAGGCTTGCACGAACTGTTCCACACCATTTAATCTATCAGACTGATATTTGTTGATTGCATCAAATAAGGTGATTGCAATTTCAACATCTGATAGTCTGTCGTGGTTATTCGGGCATTCAACAATTGGAATGCCACCAAAACCATTGATGCCGTAATTGGTCACTTTTCCATTTTTAATTTCAAAGAACTGAGTCTTTGAATAACACAAATAATATTGCTGTTCATCTTCATCTTTTAAAATCTGCACGGATAGCATTGGCTTTCCGTTTCTCTGCGAATATACAATGTAACAATCACCTGGATATGGGATGAAAATTCTAAATGGCGGTAAATCTCCGTTTTCTGTCCAATCCTCTTCTTTCAGAATAGCCTTATAGGAAGTTCCTGTTGCACTTTGGTATATTGCCCTCTGGATGTTTCTTGCATCTGCATTGGCTTCATCCAGATAATCATTCAGAAGGTCAACTTGCTCATTTATTTTTTCGTCTGCATTTTTCTTTTTACATACATATTGGATTGGTTCCCCACAAATCTGTCCAGCTTTAAACTTCACAGTTTCAAATGCGTGATTTTCAACCACTCTGTTATTAACTTCTGGACGGACTATTTTGTTTCGGTATAATATCGGCTGATCGCCTTTCATGTACCGATATAAGTAATCAATTAATGTTCGGTTTCTATTATGTATGCCAATTGTATCTGATACTACTTTTACTACATTTTGTGGAGTGATTCGGTCAACGCCTGTGTAGGCCACTTTTCGCCCGAACTCACCTCGGCATAAATCTACAAAATTCATTGTATTTCTCACGAGCCGAACCATCCTTTCTACAAAATAAAAAGCACTGGATATTTTAATCCAATGCTCTACTTTATATTTTACACATATTGACGGTATCATTCAGTATATTATGGTATCATCTTTCAAAACCTTTTATCTTTTTTACTTCTGCTATGGCTTTTAAGTGTTTTTTCTTAATATGTATTTCAGAATATCCCATCTCATCTGCGATACGAACCAATGATTTGTACTCAACATAATGCTTAAATAGTATGTTGTACAGCAACGGGTCTTCAACCTGTTCTATGGTTCGGACTATTTCCTGTTTTTTTTGTAAAAATTCGGATATCATTTTTGAAATCTCTTCTCGCAGATCAAATATCTTTGCAACCATATCTCCCATCGGATCACGTTTTACAGAAGTTTGTACCTTTTCTCCAACAGGGATTGCAGATACACTTGTGGAAAGAGAACTGAGCTGTTCTTCTTCGATAAGCTTGTTTTTGATTCTGTTATCATAATTTTCAATCTGGCGTAAATATTGAGTTGCAGTCATCATATTCTATCTCCTTCCCCAAAGTGGATTCTGTGTTGCTGTTGCGGTTCCAACTCCGCTTCCATTTTTTAAGAATACTGCTAAACTAGCGAGTGAATCCGGTGCGTCATCGTGCTTATTTTTTCCTGTCATTGTGAATGAATAGACATTATTCATAAATTTTCTATACTCTGCATTTTGATATCCAGTATCAAGAAAATAAAATTTTCTAATGTTTTCAGCATTATCCCAAATTCTCTGTTCTTTTCTCATTGCCGATTTAGGTGCGTGTCCACCATTATTCAAAATCATTTGTTGCGCATATTTAGAAGTAAGATTAGTTTGATACCCTTGCTCCTTCAACTTTCCTTCTACTTCATCTTTATACCCTTCGCCGCCTGCATTGGCCTCAAAAAAAGCATTCGTAACTTTATTATTGACAATTGCTGATACAACTTTTGGCATAGTAAATTTCTTTTCAGAGTTATCAAATACTACTTCGTGTATATATACGGAACCGTCTTCATATACATATGCTACTGGCATTGCAAGGTAATCACTGCCGCCAAGAGCCACATCGCAAGCTGAAACCACTTTCAAAGGTTCTTCATCTGGAAGTTGTCCATTATAAAAATTCATATGTTGCGCATTAAATAAAGCGCCATCTCTTTCAATAGGTTCCTGCTGATACTGGGCTAACCATCCTGCCATATCATCGTTTTCTTCAAATTTAGAACGAATAGTACGATAATATTTTGTACTGAATCCAACTCCGTAATCGTAATCAAAATTGCTCTCATCAGTTTCCGGGTCAAGAGCTGGAATTTTAAGAACATCATATCTAATGTGTTTTGCTTCTGGATTATTCTGAAGAAATGATAGTCTGTCCATATACAAATCATGCAATGACCAGATAGTACCATTTAGAATCAATTTACATTGTTCTTTCTTTCGTGACATTACATTGTTGTCAAACACAATTTGCTTTCTTCTTAGAATATCTGGATTTAATACATCTTGAATACCTTCAAGGATATCATCGAGAATCAGCCAACCATATGCGTCATACTCACCATTCAAACCAGATTCCAAACCTTTTCCAGATAATGTCGCATATTTTTTCTTTCTTTCAAGGTCTACTTTGTGGTTCTTTGCATCTGTTCTGGCTATTTTTGAATGAAATACATCTTCATGGCAATATGTTGGGTCAGTCCATATTTCCGTAACTCCATCTAGGAATGCACCGCCAAGTCCTTCTTTATATGTAACATAGAGGTTGCTTATCTCTGAATTTCTTGCACAATGCCATGCGGTTCCGACAGTAATAATTTGTGATTTACCCGTTCTGGCTGGCTGATGAAGAAACAATTCGTCAAGTTCATCTTCTTCAAGTGCTTGTAATTTATCTACTACTTTTTTTAATGTTTTGCGTCTTGGTAAATAGAACCGTTCTTCTGGTTTTCTATCTTTTTCTATATACATGGCATAGGAATCAAGCAAATGTGGTGCTTCCAGTAACAAATACTGCCAGTAGATATCGTCAAAGTCACCACTACCAGTTAATGCAGCACACTTCTCTGCTATGTTATGTGAGTATTGACTTACTTTCATAGCCATTTTCCGTGCTTCTTGGTTCTTGTCGAAAGGAAGGTCGATATTCATATTTAAGAGCAAATCAAGGCAATCTTTTTGGTTCTGATAGATTGTCATATCACTACTGATAATTTGATTCAGCACTGCCCGATACCATTCAAGCGAACCTTCTGTAAATTTTTGCATAAAAATAGAGCCAGACCTCCTTTCTTTTAGGATTTAGTCTGGCTCTCATGTGGCTCTCTTGACTGATTTACTTATTTTTTTCCGTAAAAATATTTTCAATTACTTTCCATTCTGCGAATACTGCCATGAGCAATAATGGAACTGCCGAAAATCCCCAATGATTTTCAATCATCATTTGAATTGTGGCTATCAAATAATCTGCTACCCATTTGAATATTATTAAATTCGCAATTATCCAACATATTTTTCTGATTTTGTTCATTTGGTCACGCTTTCTTGACTGGCCATTCAAAGCCAAAATCTGAACGTTTGATTTTGCATTGTGGGCTTCCGTCTTTCCAGAAAACTAATCCTTCAATTTCGTGTTCGGAAAGATATTTCTTGATTCCATCAAATGTACGTTCGACTTCAACGATATTTCTCCCATGTGGGATAAGGTCATCGTAATTGCAATTATATGGATTTCCGTTAAAATGTTTTCCCACAGCTTCATACGTGCCATCCGCCCATGGACTAAGATTGAATTGCATTGAAAAATTATATGCTTCTATAAACCACTTATCAGACGGATTGTTCTCATCAATCTTTACCCATCCCGGCCAATGGCCTGTAATTTTATCCGGCTCGCAGCAAGGAATAAATCCCTCTGGCGGTACTTTACCTTTTTTTGCAGTCATATCGTTTATAAAATTTCCCGTCAATTACTGCACAGCAAGAGCCGTCATATTTAACTGTTGCGATCCCCTCTCCTTCAAGTACCCATTCCATACCCGGATGCACTTTTGGAAGAACCTTTACAACGTTATGATCTTTGAATTCTCGTTCAAATAGTGTTGGTATCTTTTTCACTCTTATTCCTCCCATAAAAATTTGTCTACTCCTCGTGCATTATCAACTACTTTTTTCAAAATAAGTATTCCGCACTTTTTACAATAATACGGATGAAAAAGTTGATTAGTGTTGCGCGACTTAAATTCATTAAAATCATAATTATAAGAATTAGATATCTCGCATTTTTCAAAATCATGGTCGCATTCGGATGTCTTATTTGCATTTTGGCAAGGTGATAGTGGAAGTATTTGGCAATTCAGCGGATTGTCTCTGTCATGCTTTTCTGAATTAATAATGGCTTTTGCCCATTCAGAAAGAGTTCTATCGTCCATTTCACACATAATCAATTTATTTGACATATTCCCGGCATAATACTTTCTAGGAATATCATTTTTGATCTGAACGGTATAAAACTTTTCACACAATAAGATAAAATCCAATTCTATAGTGACAATGGTTTTATACTGAGGTGGATATGAAGTAAGCATGATTTCATCTAATTCAATATTTGCATAGCATTCCCTGTCTAGTTCCATTATTTTGATAGGAATATGATTAAATTCGTACATACATTCACCTCAAATAAATTTACATTATTTTCTAAACCACCAAATATGTTTATCAAGAATATCTGCTTTTACATCACCATCAAAATAATATTCACACCCATCATCTGCAAATTCTGCCGGTGTTGTAAATTGTGGTATTCCATCTGGTTCCAATATGACACACGCCTGTCCAGAAATATAACTTGTTACAACGGCTGGTTCGCTACGCCACCAAACTTTTCTTCCGATAACATTTTTATCAAAATCAATTTTATTCAAATTCATTGGGTGCTCTAAAAAATTATCAATCATGCACTTCGCACGTTCAATACTACCTCTTACATCACAGAATTTTTCGCCGTTTCTGGTTATAAACACGTTTCCAATTGTTCTTGCTTCAAATTCACCGTGTCTGTATCCTGCATGATTGTAAGGTGCATAATTTATACCCCAACATACAGGCTCTCCATCGAATTGAATAAGATTCTTAAAACTTGGTTTTTCATTTCTTGGATAAGCCCATAAATTGTTATTTCCGTATTTCCCACCGATTGTATGTATATAGCCTTCTATTAAAACAACAAAATACGGTTTCCTATTAATTACTGTGTCCCAGTACATTTGACACATTTTTAATTTGGAAATGTCTGTATTTCTATCAATTAGCCTAATACTTTGCATTTAATATTTCCTCCAAGTTTTATACGTTCACTTCAAACTCTTTCCTGCAATTACTCCCCTTACATTTCAGCTTCAAGTGCTGAATCTTTGTGTTTGGGTTAATCAGAAGTGCTTTCTTCTGGCAAAAAGGACAACAGGCGTATTTTGTTCCGTTAATATTCCGTATCAATGCCTGTCCATTCCACGGTTCAGGTGGGTTCATGTATTCAGAAAAATCTATCCCTTCGGATTCTAATGCTGATTTAATGCTCATTAAAAATCTCCTTAAATTTTCTTCCTATTAAAATCATTGTCTTGATTTCTCCAATATGGATATTGGTGTAAGCTTTTTCTCATATACTCGTGCGGATATGATTTTGCAAAGTCAGCAATTTCTTTGACAGGTGTCTGCTGTATCTGTGTTCTCCATTCTGGACAACCTTTTGTTTTTTCTTGATCCATTAATTTTCCTCCGCTTTGGAATGCCATGCATTTTTCGGAAATTGTTCTGGTTTATTCGCTCTGGAAAAACAAAGAGCAACGCATTTTCTTTAGTGAGTTTAAATTCGGTTTCAAATTCAAGTGTTTTTACTGCGAAGATAACAGAATTATTTTGTGTCTCAAAAGTCTGTAATGCATAAGCAATTAAATCTCCTGGAAATTCTGGTATTCCCGATATGGCTGTTTCCCCATTTCCTATAAACAAACACTTTAACTCGTCTTTCGCACCCATATTAACTTATTCTCCCATTTTTCTTCCGGCTGCATAACAATCTGCTATATATGTTCTATGTACAGATTCCAAGCCGTTAATGGCTTTTCTTATTGCTTTTGTCATTTTCTCATCATAATATGTGTTCCTAATTTGCAACTTGTTTCCATGCAGATTAATGGTTATCGAATCATCTTTCAGCGGATAATTTTCGCCCAAGAATATAGGCATATCTCCAAAACCATTCTGCGAAAGCTCATCAAGCATATTTAATAATTGGCTAACAGTAATTTGATTGTCCATAATCTTAGCTCACTCCATGAACCTTTCTTAGATTTGCATATCGGTCAACTATAACATCTATTGTTGTATAAAGCTGATTGATTGTGATGCAATCGGACTGATGTCGTTCACTGTACCATTGTTTACTGTGCTTCGTATCAGATTGTGAAGATACCAGTGGCGATTGATTTTCCCAAACACCTTTTATAACTTCTCTGGTTTGCAGCTCCTCTGTATATGCCATAACAGTTAAATTGGCTTTTTCAAGTTTTTCTTCGAGTTCTTTGTTTTTTGCTGCAAGTCTTTTATTTTCCTTTTCCAATTCCAAAATTCTTTTGCTTTCAACACCGTTCACCTGAAATTCCTCCAACCTTATATCTTCGTAAATTTTTCCATATCATAGTTATCACGAATATAATCCACACACTCTTGCAATTTTTCTCTCAAAAATGCATCCTTTGCGATATCTGGGTGAAGCGCATATAACAAGCAGCTTCCATCTTTCCCATCTTTCTGAAACTTTCTCCAATTGAACATCATTATGAATAGTGGAATTTTCGTAAAATTATCTGTTTTTCTTTTGAGCCAGAAATTAGAAAGTTTTTTAATCATTTCTCTCTTTCCTCCCTGTGCTTCATCTGACAGGCAATCATTTTAGCTATGTTTTCACGTTCCTGTTTTATGCCATGTCCCTGGCGGAACAATTCACATTCCAGAATCTGTCCGCATTTGGAACATTCGTCTTTGATTTCTTTACCTGCTATTTGCATTCCCATCCGTCCTGTACCATTTTAGGTTTATATTCTTTTGCTGTGTATCCTTCCCCACTGCATAAATCGCAAGGAATCTCAACTTCTTCATAGTTGTCGCAGCATTCCCAATATTGCGCGCGATTTACTCTTTTAATAAAACTACCTCTTCCGCCACATTTTGGGCATTCATAGATTTTATTTCCCTGTATTAGTTTTACAAGATCGTCAAGAGTTCTTTTACCGCCGTATATATTTCTTAGGCGTATTGCTTCATGAATTTTCATCGTCTCTTCCTTCCCAATATTCACAACAACACTCTGGTTTCGTAAAGTCTGCGCAATGTTCACTGTCACCATTGAAGCAAACCCATGTGAAGTCATCATGTCTTCTACAATTCTTACAACTTTTTTCGTTCATAAATTACCTCGATTTAGAAAAGTCCAGTGCGCCGACTTGAACGGCATAAATCTCCCAACGAGAAACACTGGAACTTTAAAGGGGAAAATACAACTTCTGGCAATGACAATTTGCCAGATAGAAACAACAGGAATCGAACCACCAACCTATGCAACCTATGCCTTGTAATGGAGTAAATTGCTGTTATAGTCACAAACATGACTAATATTCTCATTGCTCTGTCCAATTGAGCTACCTCGTCTAAAAACCAACAATAGCTATGCTAAAGTAAGATATCCTATCTACACTTGGTAGATGGAATAGCAGGAGACGGATTCGAACCGCCGTTTCCATGGATATGAGCCATGTGAGATTCCGCTTCTCTATCCTGCTATGTACATGTTTGGAAGAACCATTTCAGCACGTTCACTTATTGACTACTAGAGGAAGTCACTATATCACCGATAAACAGTACGTATTCGGAACTCGGTTATACATTCCTACGCACTGCTCTGTGCTTTTCCTACCACCAAACTTTCAGTCTCCAAACAATGGGAAAGATAGGAATTGAACCTATAATGTTTACCACGAGGGAACGGTTTTACAGACCGCCGCAACACCGCCAATCGTTGCCGCTTTCCCATAACCCGGATTCCCGGGTTAGCAATAGGTTTATCGTGTTATGCTTTCCACTATCTACAAGTTTTAGTGCTGTAGATTCACTGGATATTTTTATGCGTCTTTGAACGGCATCTCTTGAAAACTCCTTTTATTAACGTGCGCTGCGTTAATATTTTCAACTCCGAGATATACCAGCCGGGAAATCAGATCCATTTAGGCTACGCCGTATCGTACCTATAAATTTACCTAATCCACACGCTCAACTGGAAGTTTTTTCCACCCATATTACGGATGAATGGCATTTAGAAGAAATGGAAGCTCTGGGATTCGAACCCAGGACTTACGGCTTATGAGGCCGTTGCTCTTACCACTGAACTAAGCTTCCTGAGATACCAGTTGGCAATACTGGTAACCAAACTGGCACTGTTACAGTTCTTAACCACCAACTATAACAAAGGTTTTCTGAAATACTCCTGATACTTCAAATACGCCTTCCGGGATATTTGAAGTCCCTTTAATCAGTCTCAGTTAGACTAGAAGGCTAGAGGTGTTTCTTATGAAAAAAAAGAACATTTTTGCAGCATATTAACTACTGCGAACGGGGCTAGTCGGATTCGAACCGACAAATATAGGAACCAAAATCCTATGCCTTAACCATTTGGCGATAGCCCATTACCCCCTGGCGCACCATTAATCCAGGGGTGTGATATATAAAGTCCAGCACTTTCAACCTATAAAGATTGTTATTCGCTACTCTGGGTGCCTCGACTTATCGCTTTCGTAGGCTTTCCCGAGCCTACATGGATTAAGTCGAAGCGGCGCTTTTATGAATTTAACCCTTTCGATTAACTCAATCGGGATAATTCCAATTGGAATTAGTAAATACATTTGTCACCTCGTAATCAAAAAAATATTCAGTACAAACAGGGCTTCCATTAGAAAATAAAACAGAGCTTGCAAGCAATTAATTTTTCTTTCATCAAGCATCGCCAGTACACCTGCGGCAAAGATTACAAAAAGCATGAGGTTTAATGCAGCTCCAACAACATTAAGTGCATTCATTGTCTTTTTCCTCCCCGATTAAGAAGTCCAGAATTTTTTCTGCAATTTCTTCTTCTGGCTCAAATGGCATTCCGCAGTAATTATAGGATTTTAAAGCCGATTTTAGGCTTGATTTGAAGCCATTGTAAACTTCTCCATGTTGTAGTAATTCGTGCCTTAAAACTGAAATTGCGTCAGTAATTGATTGAGAAGTGACACTGATTTGTGCCAAACACTCCATCTCAATGTCTGGAACAGCCGCCATTTCAAATTCAAATACTGGAACTTCATCTACTGCGGTATGAAAATTTATTGATCTTACTCTCGGAACTTCATTTCCATCAATGAAATATTTTGTGCCGAGCCAATCATAGGGGTTGGGGTTTGTGATCTTCACTATCGGCATCTTCGTACCCCTTTCTTCGAAATTTACAATACAAAAGAATGTGTTTTGCGATTTCTTCAAGCTCATATATGCTGTATCTTGGAACTACACGTGGCTCACGTTTCAATAATGGGGATAATGGTGAAAATGGCTTTGGCGGCTCATATGTTATAGTCGCGTTAATAATCATGGGAGCTACATCTGTAGGAGATTGCAAAAGATTTTTGCCTTCTGAACCAATCACCTGTTTCCATTTTCCGGCTACTCTCAAAAAGCATTCCCCGTATTTTTCCCTAACCGTCCCTTCTGGAGCGATGTCTTCTTTATCTTTGTAGAATGTGTAATCTGTCATCCTTCTTCTACCTCCCCGAAATATTTCTTGTAAAGGTCTCCGCTCAAATACCAAAGGTGTTGCATTACAAAAAATTTATCAACACATTCCAAACCATAATACATCACACGATATTCAGCCGTTCTATCTCCGTTTTCATCGGCACTGTAACCAGCTAATTCAGATTTTGATTTAGCCCCAAACCATCTGCCATTCTTCGTTACAAACAGGGAAAGGTCTCCGTATTCACAAACATATGTAGCAGTTTGAGTATCATATAATCTACCATCAGCTAATATCGCTTTTGCGTGAATTGGCTTCACCAGTTTTCGGATTGCTGGGGATTCTTGTCCGACATTTTCATATACAGTTCTTATTTCAGAAGTCCCTTTTTTATTTTTTGAGAAAAATTTAAGCACGGTTTTTCTCCTCCGACAGTCTCATCATCACCAGTGGCTTGTTTTGAAGCGTTGATTGTAGCAATAGCCCTTTAGAATCTCTCTCGACTGTGATTTTCAAGTAATCCGTATTTGTAAGAGCGCATGTTGCAAGTATTTTCTCCGCAATATCTGCCATCTTGGATTTCAAGTCCCCAGAATTACTTACCAGTCTAAAATCCATGTCGTTTCCTCCCGAAATATTCATCCACTGCCTGTCTTACAATATCCGATACGCTCCTGTCTGTTCGGTTCTTCTCTTCCAGGAGCCTTTTTTTCTGTTTTTCGGAAAATCGGATGCGGATGGATTCGGATTGCGGGTTTTGTTTCATGAGCACTTTTCCTTTCTTGGTCGACCTTCTGTCATTTTGGGAGTTTTTAGCGCTTCCTCAATAGACATTCCCTTGTGCAAATACCTGTAATTAAAAGTCTCAACAGAAATTCCACATTGTTTGCAAAGATCAGATTTAGGAATCATCTTCCCATCATACAAAATTAATGCTGTTTTCTTTACGTTTTCACGCTTTTTCCATTCAGATGACGGTCTTTTGTTCTTTTGCTGTTCCGCATTGGTTATCCATCTGCAATTATTTGGCTCATAATTACCGTTTACGTCTATTCGGTCAATTGTGCATTCGCCAAAAGGAGCGTTTTCATCATATCCATTCGCATAAGCCCATTCTCGGAAAATTGAATAATCATGCCATTCTTCGCAAACTTTAATTCCTCTTCCACCATAATTCCTATATTCCTCTACTCGAGTGGATTCGCAACGGCGCTTCATATCTTGCCAAACACGATATAGTCTTTCTTTACTTCCACCGTGAGTTTTACAAAATTCATCATGGAAACATCCACAGCTTTTCGCTTTTCCAGAAACTAATTCTATAGGTCGTATATTTTTTATGTTTCCACAATCACAACGACATTTAAATCTTTTAATTTCTCCTGGCTCATTTATTCCGATTACTGTAAGAAATCCAAAACGTTTTCCGATATAAGACTCATCATATTTGACGCATGAATAATGTTTTGTACATCTGTGATTTGTCCATTTTCCAGTTTGTACACTAGGAAATGATACTGCCTTTTCTGCACCACATATAGTGCATGAAAGTTTTAATTTATCTGGAGATCCATTTACTATTCCGACAACCTTATAATCGCCATAAATTTTTCCGATTTCAGCTTCCAAAAGTTCTTTTTTTATTTTTTTGGATTTTTCAGCGGCGTTATTCTTTTTAGCAATTTTGCATTTCTTACAAGTTTTTATTAGTTCAGACCATTTATTTCTGCCACAAATCATGTCTCGATAAATTGTTTCACCGCATTTTGTGCATTTTAATGTGACTTTCCTTACCCTTGTTCCCGGATGAAATGTTATATCAACAATTTCGTAATCACCATTTATAGTTCCTACTTTGTTTAGAAAGTTGGCGATCATATTATTTGCAGTCTTTTCATCAATACCGTATGAAACTAGTTCTTTAACACTGTTCATCTTCGGATTCCTTTCTAGCTCAAATAGCTCATTATCAAATCTCTAATAATTTGTGAAATACTTTTGCCCGAACGAAGAGATTCCTTTTCAAGCAATACTCTCATATCATCATTTACTCGAACCCTTATTGAATCTCCCTTCGGGTCTGTTGTTGGTCTTCCTTTTGCCATATAATCATTCCTTATATATGTAGGACAAAATACAATAGGTTCTTTGCTTGGATTACTGACTACGCCAGACAGAGTTCTATATATAACCCCCTCCCGGTCATCCAGTGCGGACGCTGGCAAGTCAGCCCGCCGCCCCATGGGAACCGCTGCCCTTGCCTGGTCGCTGTTATTCGGATGCCTTCGGCAGTGGTCAAGGGAATGTCAATGTCTTTAACATTTTATCTATACGACAAACACAGATTTGTCTTATAGATCTATTTATTTTTCTATACATCATGCACAAATATAATCGTCATTATTGTGCATATTGTATGGTTTCATGCGTTTGCTGCCTTTTGTCCGTCCATCATGTACATTTTAAGCATTTCTGTATGTCTCGCAGGCTTTACAATTCCGGCTTTTCCATCTCTGGAAGCTGCAAAGCGGCTTTGTGCTTCTCTGCGATCTGCTGCGCGGTCTGCTGTGGCTGTCCGTACTGTTGCGCTGCTTGTACTGGTGCCGTTTCTGCCATGCCGTATGCGGCTTTTGCAACAAATATTAGATTCGCATTTGTTCCGGTCTGGTTATGCAGTCTATTAATTGCACAATTTTTGCAAATATCAAACCATTTTTTAGCCGTGTCACCATGTGATGAGTTTATTCTATACACTCCATTCATCCAATCAGTAAACGTTGTACGATTAATCCCAACTAAAAAGCTGAATACTTCTAAAGTTGGCAATACATGATATTTACTGCATAATCTCACATAAGTATTAAACATTTTATCTAATAGCTCTATATCATCATTACTTGGTTTTTGTATATGATCTGCAATATAAAAAATCATATCTACAAAACTATCTGATACCTCTTTCTTGTAGTTTTCGTTATCTGGTGATATACATAATACAGTATTTATATATTCATCAGCATATATATTAATATTATCTAAATAGATTTCTATATCTTGGGCTTTTACTGTATTATCTTTCATGT